AAAATATTTATTTTGAGCAATATTTTTATAGTTAAACTTTGCTAAAGTAACAATCCGTAAGTTTGTTGTTACTTTTTCGTTACCACTTTCTCATTTTTCGGTAACGGAAGCATTGTGCTTTCAGATTAATTTTGTATCTTTGCGGCAGAAATCAAAACATTAAGATTATGAAGATGAAGATACCATTTAAAGACAGAAGTCAAATGACGATGAAGGAGAAGATAGCTAATCCTTTGCCAGTTAAGGAAGCTTTAGAGCTTAGCAAGGGGAGTATCATTCCGATACCAATAGGCGATTATAGTGAAGTAGTGCCTTCTTGCGGTGGTTCTGATGCACCATATTTCCCAGACATGATATTAGAGCCTATAGAAAAATTCAATGCAACACACTTCCCTGACGGACGAGCAAATCCTATATTCAGAAAATCCATACAACAAAATATTGGCGGCTACTTTTAATTGGGTAGCCGCCATATTTGTTAGCTACAGCTCATCTCAACGAGCCAATAATCTCCATCCCAAAAGCAATTTATCCATTCCCTTGCAGTTGTAGATGATACTTCACTTAGCAAATCACTGTTATTCGCCAAAGATATGTTCTTTCTGCCACTTCTCAAAGTAACGATATTGCCTTTCTTGATGATTCGGCAGAACGTACCTATAGCTAAATCAGATGGTAGGGTGACAACTATAGATGCCGTATTGTTGCAAATGATGGTGCTATCCGTTGTCAATAAAGTTGTACTTAAAGTCACATTGCGAAGGTTGCCACGATTCACACCGATGAACGCACCATTCTGTACTCGTATATCACCATTGATTGCATCAACCGCATAGTTATTCTTGCCGCCTGTAGCAGATACCTTCATGCCGATTGCGCTATGACTAGAGTTGCCAACTACATTCACTCCGATACCGCTAATATCAGCATTGCTAACTCCCGAATTATCAGCATCAACATTGATAATACCATTATCCCAACTGAAAACTCCAGCCGTCTTTCTGCCATTATTGCCTATACGGACAGAACCACCATTATCTTGCAAGCCGGAGCCTACATACAGACCTTGATAATCAAGCGTGTATGTTGATGCTGCTATAATAGGCGTACCATCTGTATGTGCGTGCATTCCGTAGAACTCAAATCCTGTACCATCTGTATATGATGTCATTTGGAAAGAACCGAAGCTTCCACCTTTTGCCGTGATAGTCCCTTTGAATATTCCATTGCCATCAGCGTCTGTGCTAAAGGTTTCGTCTCCGTTATTATTATAGAGTTTGAATTTGTTGGCAGTCATGGTAATACTACCATCGGTGATGTCGATTCCTGTTGTTTTCAGACCATTACTTGTAGCTGATACTTCGAGCTTGATATTATTAACGTTTTGCTCTATTGTGGAAAATCTCTCATCGACTTTTTTGTTATTATCATCGTAGTAGGTTTGAGATACCTTTAAAGCAATATTTTTCGCATTCTGAGAGATATTTGTCTCCATTTTAGATAATCGCCCACCAGTACTAACAAGCTCTCCGTATGTAGAAGATAGCTGCTCGGTATTCCACGCCAAATCTCCATACATCTGAACGAACGACACTTCAATAGCAATTATCTTGGTGTAGGTGATGCCATTGTAGGTAATCAACATCTTCACAGAGCAACTGCTTGCAGGGTAGTTCACCGTCTGTTTTTTATCGTTAACAGATGCGTTGAAAGTGTATTCTGGCATGGCAATACCAGCAGAATAGACGGAAATATTATAGGTATATCCATCAGATGCTCCATCTGTTCTGATATTTTTGTTGTTACTACCTAGCTCAAAGTTCTCTACAGCTTGAAAGTTGATTGTGTAGTCACTAATATTAATGATGTTGTTGCCTTGCTTGACAACAAGAGTAATGTCCTTAGTTGCAACATCATAGCTTTTGTTTTTTCTATCCCAACTAAACAGAATCTTATCCGTAGATAACTCGATGTTCAGAGCATCCTCGCCATCCTCGCCTGGCTCACCAGGAGCACCCTGTATATTGCCCACATTTACCCATTCCGCAGTGTTGGCTACCCACAAGTTGCCGTCTATGATATATGCGTCTCCTACATCTGCCTTTGCAGACTTTACTCCTTCTGTCGTAATCTTATAGGTCATAGGATAACCATCATTTACACCATCGACAAGATAGATGGTGTTCCATAAAAATGGTGATGGTTTAACCCATGTCTTCATGTGCCCTGCCGCCGTGCCAAGCAGATTGAAGCTCGTTCCGTTCGTGCCGTTAGTTCCATCCTTTGGAAAGTAGCTCGCGCATTTCTTATTGAGATAATATGGTGAAGTATTACTATTATAGGTAACTCTGACGCAAGTCCACAAATACATACCTTTCTTAGGCGTATATGACGATTGCCATATATTGTCACCAAGTGAAGAATCTATATCTGGCGATTTAGTGGCACTACTGCCAAGTGCGTATAACTCATCTACCTGCGCAAAGTCATAGCACTCGCCAAGGCAGTATGCGCCTGTATAGATAGGGGTACTGCTACTTGTCAGTATAGTCTTTGTGCAAGTCCACACATACTTTCCTTCAGCAAGCGTAAGTCCGCCGAAGTTGGTAATCCAACCTGTAGCTGGTGCGGTAGTTCTACTTTCGCCAATAGCAAACACAACATCAGATGATTGAACGCTAACACCATCATCACCGAAATACCCTGCACAAGTAGGCGTAGAATATACCCAATTCGTGTTTTCAGCCGAGCCGCTTTGAGCTTTGAATCGGTAACGTATGCAAGTCCACAGATACTTGCCTTTTTCGGGCTTGAAGCTTGACTGAAACGTTACGTTCGTAGGTATCTTGTCACCACTATCAGAGAGGTAATACAATTCCTCAATATCTGTATAATCTCGTGTGCTGCCAATGCAGTACTTGCCTGTGATAACGCTTTTCCCGTTAGAATTAGAGTAGACAATCTTAGTACCACTCCAAAGGTAGCCGTCAACCAATGACAGTTCTTTGACATTGGTTTTCCACACATCGGCATCAACAGGTGGATTCGTGCTGCTCTTAGATTGAGCAAACACCACGTCGGCACTGGTGATGCCTACACCATCAGTGCCGTTTTTTGGTTTCCTATGTAATGTTATTGATGTCGTTAACATAAGCACATAGTTTTAAATTACGCCTTATAGCTAATGAAGTCTCTTACGTCCTCATTATCATTAGCTATCTTTCCCCAAATATCAGTACCAACTTCTACCGATACGCCTGTCTTAGTGCCAAGCTCTGTGTTTTTCAGAGAGCTGGCGAAGGTATGGGTGAATGTACCTTTAAGAGTTGAAGTGATTTCCTCTCCCTTTTCACCTGCCACAAATCGGTATACATGAGCGGTTACTATCTGTTTATTAGTTCCATCCCAATCCTTATCGACCGAAGCTTCAAGCTCATACTCATCGCCAATATCGGTAATCTTGTGAAAGTCTGTCGCAAGAGCTGTCTTTTCACTATCGCCAGTCTTGTATGCAGAGCAGTAGATACCGCCAATACCATCAATCATATCACGTGTAGCCGTAAACTCTTTTGATGTACTATCTTGCAAAGTTTTATTCTTCTCATTAAAGAAGCGGTATGAATATCCACTTGTAATCTCTCCGCCATCAATGAAGAAACGAGCTTTGAGCTTAGTCGAAGGATTTGCCTTGGAGAGAGTACAACCGCCCTCAATATACAGAGCAGCAGCACTACTACCGACTATCTGCAAGTGAAGTTCTGCCGTAGCCTCTGATTCGTAGCTTGTGCTAGCGGCTTCTCCCGAGCACTTGAACGTGAACATATCGTTGCTCGTATTGCTAGCTGATGCAATGTTATCAATGATTCTCAACTTATAGTTGGATGGATTGATGGCAAATCGAGCATCGCTGCACTTGTAGAAACCTTCCGATGTAGCCGTAGTTGTAACTACCAACATGGTGTTGTTGTAATACCATGTTCCGTTTGTAATGCTTGCAGTCTGTCCGTTTGTAGCGACAGCCTTTGGAACGAGGATAGGCTGATTGGCTGCCGTCTGAAAGTTAGGAACAGGGGTTGATGTCTTATCGTTCCAACCTTGATAGAGAGCCGCATTCTCAGTCTCAATGCTCAATACTACGTTTACACCCTTCTTCAATCTTTTAAGGGTGATACTTCCTGATAATGTTTCGTCCATATTTTTTAACCTTTAAAGTTCATTAAATACTCTTCCAACTCTCTTGAACTATCGAACATAGTGCCTTTGAGTTGCTTTAATCTTTCACTCTCATCACCGACAAGCAACGATGTGTCCATCATGCCCTTCTCCGTGATTACCATCTTGCTTTCTCCTTCGATGTCAATTACGTTGTGCGTGATTACATCAAATCCAGCCAAGATAGCTTTTTCCTTATCTGCTAAAACGTATCTCATATCAAATCCTAGTTAAAGATAAACGGATTGCCGTTCTCATCTGTGTATACGTTGCCGCTTGCATCAGTAGCAACCTTATACTCCTCCTTGTAGTCGTAGTCGAAGCAGGTTTCAACATAGTTGTCCTTCTGCGTATCACCCATGGTAAGGTCAGACAAACGGAAAAACAACCCTCTTCCTTCTCCGAGGTTCACATCAGATTCATAAGCAGTTGTACCAAGCAGCACCATCTTAATCACGTTCTCAGCGCAAGGCACGTCATGGTCTTTACATTTTACGATAGCTTCCTGATACATAATATCTGTATCTGGGTAAATATCGCTCTCAACGCTAGGTTTGACTGATATTGCCCTATGCAATCTGTTGACTGTACAGATAGTCTTCATGCAAACCACCTTACCGCCAACAAGTACTTTAAGGAGATAGGTTGCCGCATTAGGCACAAGACGCAAATCAAGGGTCATACTTGTAAGGGATAATGCCTGCAACTCGTAACCTACACTCATTTTTACTTCGCTGCCACCATCTGTGCGGTAGAGTTCCAAGGTATAGCCGCTTTTCTGAATCTCCTTACCCTTGCGCACTCGTATGGCTGCCGTGCGAAGATACTGCTCTCCGTCATTAATCTGCTGCTCAGAGAGTGATGTTGCAATTCCGTGACTTACTTGATAGTCATGCAAGAGCATATTATCATCAATGCAGGAATACATGAGGTTAAGCGGATAGTCTGTTTCTACACTCCATGAATCCTGTGCGGCTTGAACCGTATATAGCGTTTTCTCATCACTCTTTACTGGTACAAGCTCATTATTACGGAAATCGAGCAACTGACCCTCAAAACGCAACTTTACACGCTCGTTCAGACCGATATTGCGCTTGATAATAAGCATTCCCTTATTGTCTCCACTCGTAATGATAGAGTACTTTCCATTCCAGCTTGTTACGCTCTCAATCCTCTGTCCGTCCACATACCATTGCATCTGTGACAGATGGGCGTTACTTCGGGTATTGCCCTGCCAACTGCCATCCCTTGCTGATGCGCTAACGATAGGGCAAATACCGCAAGGAACTGCTGCCGTACCCTCTCGGTTAGGCTGCCATTCACCACCGCTATAGAGCTGCGTAAGTGGCGATTCTGGGGTGGTGCATGTCAGCGAACATCCTGTAACCAAGGGCGCATATCTGCGCCGCATGAATTTCTTTTCCGTTCTCATATCTTATCTGTTTATAAGTGTTGAACAATCACGCTACTCGATTCCGAGCGTCTTGCAATCAGCATCAACGATAGCCTTCAATCGTGCTCTCTCTACAAGGAACTCCTTATAAGCAGCGGTCTTGATAGCTATCTCTGCCTTATCAGTAGTGATGCCAAGCTGAATAGCATTATACTCGTTAATGAGCTTCTGCTCCTGATTGCCATCCCACTTATCTGCAATGACCGCTTCGGTAATCTTATTAGACGTGAGTGGTTCCCATACAATCACTTCCTGGCACTCGTACTGAGTTTTTGATTCTGTACCCGAAGACTTTTCTGTTGATTCTGCCTTCACCGCCTTGATGTCGTAGTGATAACGGTGACTGCCATTTCCTACTGCCTCCAATATTGAAGGCTCATTGTCGTAAATTACTTTCATATCGCAATCTTTTTAAAGTTATAATTATGTATATCGTGGAACGCACCTATCTTCTCCTATAGATGTCTGCCATATTCCTATTATTTTAATGTTAAACCTAATTTTTAATCACCCTATGCCGCCCGCCATTTATTGGCGGCATAGGGTGTGTGACGAGCCGTATCGCTTCGATTATACAGCAGGTAGGAAGCAAAGGCGAGAGCTGAAATTCGAAGACGCGGAGGTTGGAGTGTATTTCGAGTTCGAGGAAACGAAGCCGCTCCCAAGACCTTCACCCGCAGAACCGCCAAAGAAAGCGACACGCAAAGCAGTAGTATCAGTAGGTATAGTTGTGGTATGGACGTCACCATGATAGCTATTATTACTACCGCCAACAGCCTTCGCAGTGACATCACCATATTCGCCAAAGGTAATCTGTGTAACAAAACCATCCGTCCGCGCTTCGTTGCCGACATAGGTATATCCGTTATATCCTGTGTCAGAGAACTTCTTAGGGTCACGGCATACATATACCTTGCTGACACCGCTACCACCTGCCTGTGCCTCAATATTGATTCCGTCTGTAATTTGGGTAAGATAAGCAAATGGGCACTCGATACCTCGGTATCTGTTAACGCTAACCTTATCGAAAGTGACACCATTTTTAGTACCTGTATCGTATGTGACAACACCGCTTCGGTTGCCAAGACTATCAGTCGTGCCACAAGGCACAAATGGGCTGTTTTTATTGTATATAGTCCATTTATCCCAATCTACGATAACACCACTGCCAAGACCGCCCTGATGATAACCTTCGGTAGTCAGAGCAGCATTATATCCTGTCTGACAAGACAACTGGGCATACTCAATAGCAAAGAGCCAATAGAGTTCTCTGTGAATATCATATACATGACAGTTCCATTCTGCGCTGCCCGTCTTTCTAGCTCTTGCCGCATTGCGGAATCCTGTACGGCTGGTATTGGATGATGACAACACGCTAGCGATAGAGCACAGCTTGTTATTCTTGACGTATGCTTGATAAGCACTCACGTAACGCTTCGGAACTTTGCGGAAACCAGCCAAAGGTTCAAGGCTCATCCATGCCCTGCGTTTGTTTCCATCCGTCTCAAACTTCTCGTAATACTCTGGCAGCTCAACCATAACCTGACCTCGGCTTCCGTCACGTGTAGCCTTAGTCCAATCTTGGGGGTCGAGATAGTCAACCACATTGCCATCATCATCAAGCAGACATCCCTTCATCAAAGTCTGCACTGGTAAGGTTCTGTGCATGCTCATGTTTCCGATTCTCGTTGCAGCCGTAGAGCTTACGGTTACATCGAACTCGATACCATAGGCATATACCTCTGGCGAAGTGATGGAAAGGTTAAGGCTTCTTGATAAGTCCTTCACCTTTACTCTTCTCATAGCACCGCCAATTTCAGCAAGTACACTATCCGTCTGCTGTACGGATGATGCAACATCTGCCGTTCCTAAATTCTTATTTGCCATAATTAAAAATCATTTATAAATTTGTAAATCAAATCATCATACACTCAGTGTTGCAGAAACTTCATTGGTTTTATTACCGATTTGCCAAGCCTTGAAGGTGAACACGACACCGAAAGTCTTCTTATTCTCAGCACCTAGGTCATTCTCGTTCTCGGTAAATGCGATATTGATAGTACCTCTAAAGTTCTGAGCCTTAGATGTGGCGTTCCATGCCGCATCTTCCTGTCTGTTGCCGCTATCTCTTTCCACACTCCAATCCCAACCGCTCGATGTGTCAACGATAGAATCACCACGGACAACAGAGCATACGACATCAATCGTTTCTCCCCAATCAAGGGTATCTTGCCCACGCAAATCAATCAGTAGCTTATTTCGTTGTATTGCGGTCGTAGCCTTCCAGTAAGGCGAGTCCTCGCTAGGTTCAGCAGTTGTAGTCTGTCCTTCTGAGACGATGCAGAGCCACCTTGTGCCCATCCAAGTCACTTCATCGTAATAGTCGTATTCCGTACCTTCCTTCCAATCACCTCGATAGATAGGTGTCCAAATCTTCTCTCCGTCAACGGTGGTCAAGTGGTAGTACTTAGAGACGATGTTGATGCCGTTGAATCCTACATCGAAGATGGATTTATCTTTGAGAGTGTAGGAGTTTATACCTCGGTACATAGTGAACTTCGGTGCGGAATCTCCTTCGGTCTCCATCATCAGAAGGTGCTGGCGGCTTGTATTTGTCTTGTTACCCATGAGGACGATGGTATCACCTGCGGCAGGAATATCCGAGCCTTCCATGCAGTTATCCTTCGCAATCTGAATCCAAGCGAACTTCTTGCCGTCATAGAGTTCGTGACCTTCTGAATCGGTGATTACCTCGTTCTCGGTTGAAACCTTAGTGACAAGTCTCCAGTAATCCTTGTTGCTGACATTCTCATAGACACCCGATGCAATATTGAACGTCTTGCACCTAACTTGGTCGTCCACCTTGAATGAATTGATTGTTGCGGTCGTTCCATCATCAGCGAGGAGATAGCATTTCCATCCAATCAGCTCATTCGTTGTCTCGCTGAAGACCTCCTTTATGTGGCTTATCTTGCCAGCAGCAGGGCTGAGGACGATGTTACCTCCAACGTAGCTGAGTTCTCGAATAACGAGCGTATTGAAGATTGCCTTACCCCACACGATTAAGTCCGTGAGCAACATCTGATACTTACCATCGCTTCTCTGCTTGATAGCGAAACCGCTCTGCTCTGCTTCGTTAAAGTCGAGTGACTTCAAGAGATTCACCAAGACACTAGATAGGATAGCGTTGCCGTTGCTGTCTATGCTGTAGTCGTTATTGTTGCCGAGGAAGAAGCCTTGCATGAACTTCTGAACCTTCTCGAAAGTGATAGTGCCCTTGGCTGTATCGTCAAACTGCTTAGACAGAAAGTTATCACTTCCGTACTTTGCAATGAGGTTTCTTAGCTGAGAAACGGAATATCCACCTCCGTTACCGCTACCTCCTCCGCTCGCAATAATTGTCTGTACATCTTCTTTAAGCTGGGTGATAGTACCCTTAATTACTTGATTGCCTATTGTAATCGACTGAATAAAGTCGTAATCAATATTGGTAGATAGCTTCAATACCCTTGTCGCAAGCTCATATCCGTGTCCGTCCTTATATGCCACACTCTGTCCGATTTGCAGTTGAGGATTATCCTCCAAGAATACATCTGAATATGATTTTACTTCATAGTTATTCAAATCAGAGAGTAATCGCACAATCTCCTCCTTCGCTTTCTCTAACAATCTATTCTGAGCATCTTCATAATAAATTGTATCAGCCATTGCGATATTATAGAGAACCGTGATATTACACTTTAAAGAAGGCATACTTTCTCCACGAGGAATGAGCATTTCAGCAGCGTTTGTAGGTATGATAACCTCATTATCCTCTTGATAGATGATTTCATAATCACCAGCCAATACTGAGAAATTACTAACACTAACATCATCTGACGAGTGAGAGGATGATGCCTCTTTATGATAGGTAAGTTCAAAGCCTACATAATCGCCGTTGGTTCCTCGACCTGCAAGTGGAGTAGAAAGCGCACCCGTATTAAAGTTCGGTTCGAACGAGCAGCCGATATTCTTTCCTTTGATAAGTAAATTATCGGTAATCTCAAAGTCGTACCAGTAATGAGTAACGCCATCATCAACTGTTGTATTGATAATCGTCTTTCCTTCTACTTTTTCTGCTGTAGGATAAGCCAATCTCATAAACCATACTGTAAAAGTCTTGTATTCCTTAACAGAACCATCTGTATTGTATGAGATAGGAATTTTCTCATTGTTTTCATCAAGCACATACTTAACTCGCCCACGTACATTATATACATAGGTATTAAGTGATGGGAAAATCTGAGAAAAATCAAGCACCTTCGTAAAGAGAGGTTCTTTAATCTTATCCACTCTTAGGTCAAGGGTGGAATATTTGTCGATAGAGTAGGAGCGTTCCTTTCCGTCTATTAATATTGTACCATTGCCCTTATCTAATTGCAGACGAATATTGCCAGATGATACATTCTCACCTTTGCTATTTACCTGTGTAATATTTCTTGTACCACCGAAGATAGAAAAAGCGTTATAATAGCTTTCCTTACTATTGCTAATATTTGGTACACCTACATTCTTTCCAACTTCCAAAAAAACAGGAGTTGCACCGATTAAGACCTTACCGATATAGATAATTTCATCATCATAGTCAATATGCCATTCGCAGTTATCTCCGATAGCATTTGTAATTGCTGTAAGTGCAGAAATAAAATTATTATCGCTGAATGATACATTGACAGTATTTGCCGTTACATTCTGAAAGATAACTTTCCATCCGCATTCGCCAAACATCAAATCCTTATTAAGGAAATCTGCAATCTTACCACTGAGAACGGATGTTGTACCGACGAAAGACCATACACTTTGCTTTACCTCTACATTTTGCGAGTTGCGTGTATAGATAAAGAAAGGGGTCTTAGATAGAATCATCTTCGGATGATGGAACTGAGGAGTGTACTTCCAAGAGCATTCATCTGATTGAGTAGGCTCATAAGATTCCAAGAGAAGGAACTTCCTAGTAACCTCTCTTACTTTATCAATCTTATATGTATGATAGATATATGCACCAACGGGCAGAATAACCTTCTCAGCAGCGGAGAAAAACAGAGAAATGTAATCTGACTTAGACATTTCTTGTTCTCTCTTCGCTGCTGATGTTACTTCTGCTTGCATCAGCAATTTATCGTTAATATCATATATCTTAATCATAACTTAATTCTATCATTCGGATTGTATTCCGTTAATTTGAGTACAAATTTACCTCTTTTTAAGCCATAATCACCAAACTGCGAGCATTGCGTGTAAACAAGTTTAAAAACCCTCTTTAAGCGAGGAACTTTCAAGCAAAACTCACCCGAATAAGCTATCTTATTAAGGAAAGCTTCATATTTCTGTAAGTAATCTTCTTCTGAACCGCCTTCAAGGAAGAAAGAGATACTTACATCACGCTTATCTTTCTTGGCATACTTCGATGTAGCAATAACCGATTGTCCGTGTTCCAATCGACTATCGTTGGTTACATAGCTTTTTACTGGGGCAGGGGTCAGCAAGGCTTCTCGCCAACCCCTTACCAATGTAATACCGAAAGTATCAAGGTCAATATAAGCTGAATCCGCTTCATCAACCAATTTAATAAAAGCATCATTCTTCATAACTTAATACTTATCCTTCATTAATTTATACATACTTGCGATGTCCTCACGTATCAATATAATAGGTGCAGTATTCTTATTGATTGCTTCCAACTGCTCCAACCCCTGATACTGAATATCTCGCATTTCTGAGATATTGTTATATGTCTGCTCAGCATAGATGCGCAAAAAAGAAATATCAACGGCGATAGCCTTACGAACCTCATTACCTTGCTCTTGGGCAATTTGCACCGCATAACCGATACCGATAAGGCTGCTTCCTTGGTCTGCGGTGATAGCCTCAATAGCCTTACCCGTTGCTGTCTGCTGAGATTGCGCTTCCTTATATCCCGTCATTGCAGCAATATTATCCCTTATCTTCAAACCTTCATCAACGATGTTATCATACTCTTTTTTAAGTATATCCAAATCGTTATTGGAGAGCTGTCCTTGCTTCATCTTATCTGCCCATTTTTCATAAAGGGCTTTAAGTCTCTTATTTGCAAGGTCATCAACGGCAAAGTTAAGCATAGATTTATTGAGCATCGTTGTGAAATCATTTGCGAAATCTTGCGCCGATTTACTCATATCCATAAGATTGCTGATAAAGTTATCCTTTAATGAATCAAAGGTTGTCTGCGTAAGATTCTGATTGATTTTATCAGTCAGCTCTTCAAGCTTCTCGGCAAGGTCGGTATAATTCTCCCAATATTCGGTTTTATCATATTTACCCTGGTCGGTCATATTCTTCCATACATCTTGGTTGTAAGTTCGAATATCCTTCATCTGCTCTGGGGTGAGCTTATAAATATCCTCCAAAGAACTTACCCTGTTTATCGTAGAATTGACATAACCACCTCTGACCGCTGATTGCTGTGCCAACGTGCGATTGATTGCCGCATAGTCCTGTGCTGACAGATTCCAATAATAAGCATTAGAGTGATGCGAGCCGTGGTAACCCATCTGCGATTGAAGGATTTCCATACTCTGCTTATTGATTTGCTTCTGTGCATCATAGGCTTTTTGATAATTGCTGACGGCACTCATTCCCGAAGTCTTATCAATCGAACTCTTCAACTGCTCAATAGAGTATTGCAATCGCTCGTTGGATTCTGTAAGGCGATTTGTAGTCTCCGCAACCTCCTTCGCATTACTTCCATTGCCGATACCAAGAGCACTACCAAGCGATTTGATAGCCCCTACGCCGTTAATAGCTGCCCCGATATAGTTACCCGTAGCAAAGTCTGATGCCGCTTGCGAACCCTTGTTGAAGGCATCTGCACCACTTTTAAGCTTCTTCCCAAGGTCTGAATCACCGAAGCCGAGAGCATCAATCAATTCGCTTGCCTCTTGTAGTTTCTTCGCAACATTACCGATGCTTTCTGCCCATTCATTAGCAATCTCCTTAATTGACTTTCTTGCCTTATCTTGCGATATATTTGCATCTTCTTGTGCCTTCTTTACGTCCTTTGTTGCCTTACCGACCTTTACCTCAGAAACGGCTAACTCATCAAACAGACCTTTCAACTTAGATAGTTCTGTTTCACTGAAAAGGCTCTTATTTCCTAAGAGTTTTTCTTTATTTTGTGAAGTTATATCACCCGTTTGAACATCAACGCCCTTACTTCTGAATATATACTGAATATACTCTTTAAGGTTTTCGTTTGACCTCTGTTCTTTATTAAGTTTGCCTTGTGCAAGATTTAACCTCTCATGTGCGTCAGTAGCCTCTTGCAAGAGCCGATTATATTCACGCACCTTCTCGTTAGACCATCCCCACTTATCGGTCTGCTCTGAAATTGCATCATCAATCTTAGCAATCTGTTCTGACACAACCTTCATATCATCAATATCAAGAGTACCCGAACCGAGAAGGTCTTTGAGCTTTTTTCTTAGGTCTTCGAGATAAGATTTGCTCAATCTCCCCATATCAGAGAAAACAGAATCCCAGTTGATAGAATCCTTGAAATCATTAAAGTTGAGCTTCTTTAGCTGCTCTTCAAGGTCAGTTTTCAACTTTGCTTCCTCGAAAAGATTACCTTTTGCCCTTGCTTCTTTGATTTTCTCATTATACTCCTCAACAATGGCGAGCTTCTGCTGTTCGAGGTTGCCATACTCCTTCAGGTATTCACGATATGATTTTATCTCATCGGCATAAATCTCATTATTGTATGATTCTACAGTCTTTTGCTCAATGATGGTGTACTGCTCGGTAATCTTCTTAATATTCTTAGAATCAAGATGTTTCTTATCATCCCAAGTATCAGCCTTACCACCCTTTGCCTTGATAACAGATTGCTGTGCGTCAAATTCAGCTTTCTGTCGGTCACGCTCTGCCTTGATAGCTGCATTCTTTCGCTCTTCAATCTGCTCAATTTCTTTGGATAGCTCTCTTTTGCGCTCGGCAATGACCTTCTCTTCGCCTTCTTTCATCGCCTTAATTTTTGCATCGGTTACTTCCTGTTCCAAAGATTGCCAAGCTTTTGCTCTCTCATAAGCATTCTTATAGATAACATCATCAAGCTTCCCCTCTGCTGAATTAATCTGCTTTTGTTGAGTAGCATCCTTCTTTGTATCGGTCTTACTTTTATTTGCAAGAGAACGTTTTGCTGCTTCCTCTTGTCTGATAAGCATTCTCTGTTCGCTATTCTGCTGAACTTGTGTTCTAAGAACTTGCATTCTAAGTTCACGCTCTGCGGCAATATCCTTCAAAGATTGAGTATGCAATTTAGCTTGCTTCTCATGTAACTCAACGAGCTGTTGCTGCTGCTTTATCTGAAAATCGTATTTCTGCCTAACAAGAGCCTTTGCCTCTTCAATGGCAGCGATTTTCTCCTTTCCTTGTAAGGTATATATTTTATTTCTTACCTCGGCAATTTTTCCATCAAGTTTAAGCTGAGTTTCCTTATTCTTATTGATAGCGATTTGCGTTTCTTGAATCTTACCTGCAAGGGAAGCCGCTTGCTCTGCCTTTGTAAGTATTCCATTGAATGCCGCTCCTAACTTCTTTGATAAATCTTCATTGGTAAAAGCATCATAGATAGTCTTTGTTGCGCCAATAACACCTGATACTTGTGTCTTGAATACATCAATAACAGTTTCGCCAGCACCCTTAATTCCATCCCAAGTTTTTTTAAGACCAGCGGTAAAGGTGTCCCAATCCATATTTAATACACCTTTAATGGTTGTTCCAAGACCACCAATAAGGTTCACCGCAGCTTTTACGGCGGTTTTGAACGTCTTTACGAAGTTATTACCGAAGTCACGAAGGGGAGCGTTTGGCTTTGTGAAGCACTTATACAAGTATTCTCCGAAGATAATCACAATATCAGTGATAGACTTAGCAAGAGAACCAAAGTAAGCCATCAGCTTTGTATAGACTTTCTGACCCTCTGCGGATTTAGTCATCCATGTATGCACCGCCTTGAAAGCAAGAGCGATTGCAGCAATTACCGCACCCACAGGTGTTGCACACATTCCCCATAGAGCCTTTGTTACAGACTTGATGGCAGTAAGAGACCCCGTTACGGGAATACCAAGAGCCTTGAAAGCTTCGCCGACTTTACCAATTTCACCTTGTAACTTACCATTGGCAGTCATTACATTGATAATACCTTCTTTAAAATCACTTAGACCAGACTTTGCTTGTGCGAACTCCTCACTAAAACGCTGACCGATGGAAGAACCGCTTACTTTTGCTTTCAGCTCATCAATAGGTTGAGTGATTTTATCTTTTATGCTCTGTCCGAAATCGGAAATCTTCTGCCCGAAATCGGAAATCTGATTGCGAAATCTACCGATAAAAGTCTCTTCGTTCTTTTCACGGATAGCCTCTTGCAATACAGATATATTATTCTTTGTCTTTTCAATCTCAGACTGTAGTTTCTGCAAATCTTCTTTCTGCTTATCGCCAAGCGGCTTGCCATCCATTTTAGAAACTTCTGCTTCCAAATCTTGCAATTTCTGCTTACTCTCATCAAGCTTAGAAGTCAGCTCTGATAATGATGTGTCCTCAACGTTGATTTTAACAGTTGATGTTGCATCAGACTGAACGATGGTTGAACCGCCTTGAATCTTATTCGCAGCTTCGAGAAGAGCATTGTATTGCTGAAGGTCTGCATTAAGTCGCTGCTGTTCTGTTTGCCAATCATTGATTTTTGATTGAAGGGCATCAATATTTGTCTGTGCTTTCTCTATAAGCTGATTGTAGTAGTTAGCACCATTTCCCGTTTCGTTATCCGCAGCAGAAAGATTTGCAAGAGCATTCTTGTAGCTCTCAATCTTTGATTTCTGTACCTCAATCTTCTTTGTTGCCTCCTCAATATTTTTAGCAAAATCAGTCGTGCTAAGTTTGTTCTGAATATCTTCAATGGTCTTCTCGTACAACTTCATATCCGCTTTCAGCTCCTTTGCACTCTCGGATTGCATTCGTTCAATCTCGGCACGACCAGAAGCAACGGAAATATACTGCTGCAAGGCTTCTGTCAGATGTTTGGTTGCTTCTACGTTCTGATTCTCTGCTTCGGCATTCTGTGTTGCTGCCTCGGCATTAGCTACGTGTGCCGCTGCTTCTGCTGATGTAGCGGTTGCTGCCGTTGTAGCCGTAGCCCCTACAGCAATATTCGTTGCGGATTGAACACTATTTGCGCTTGTGCTTGCTACGGAGAAAGCACTTAATGCCTGATACGCACCATTTACCTGAGAGATAGAGTTTCTAACACCATCATAAGATTCAACTAGGTCTTTCACATCACCTTTCGCCAATTCCAAAGAATGCTTTTGAGCATCAATCTGCTTAGTAAGTGAACCGAATGCCTCTGAGCCTTTTTCCGTCTTAGCTAACTGCTCGTTAAGTTTACCGATAGTACCTTCAATGGTTTCTACTCGTTTATTAGCAGTATCAATCATTTCGGGTACTAACTGAATCCCCTTCGTAGCTTCATCCATAGCAGATTTGAGAACCTGCATAGCCTTGGTGGTCTTTGTCGCAAGGTCTTCATCGGATTGCGCCACATCGTTAAGTGCCTTATTCATTCTCTGAGATAAGGCTTCTGTATCAACGCCGACACGGTTCAAACCATCACAAAGCTTATCAAGTGATGCTTGAATATCGGAAATATCCATCTGTCCGCTGATTCCAAGTATTTCATCTGCTGCTGCCATATTGTTTGCTTATTTATGTGATTATTACATAAAGCCCATAAAGAAATCATTAGCAGAGATTGGCTTATCTATCTTATGATACTCTTTTTGTGGCTTTTTTTGCTGTCTGCTGCCTTTTCTCGGTTCATCCTTGGTATTTGTATTAAAGGACGGAATCGAGCGGTTAAGCAGAATAATATTAAGGTATGAGCGATTAAATACGACCTCCTCGTAACTCATACGAAAGTACTTCATTACTGCTCCGATTGTTGCCCACGGGGAGTCGTTTTCGGCTCCGTCATTATCTTCGTCTGGGTCAGGAAAATTATAGAGGTTAAGAAAAAATTTGCATTAAAAGAACCACTTATAAGCTTCACAAGCTCATAGAATGCCATAATATCAAGGTGCTTGCGTATATATCGCCCCCATACTTTGCGTGCCCACTTCTTGCGAAAGGCGCACACGATAAAAATCTCGCTCATTAAACGAGCTGTCTCAGAGTGCTCAAATAAGAGAGGGATAACATTTATCATATCGCCTTCTTTCCATGTTGGTTCTTTGATAGAGTTACCGAATACACCCATTTCATAAATCTGCATAAAGGTAAGTGGCTTCACTTTAAAGCGAAACATACCAACCTTAATCTTTACAGATGCCTCGGAAAGTGTCTTTGCTACTTTTTCCTTATCTGATGTTTTCATATCAAAATATGTTTTATAACATAAAAAGCGGTGCGGCTTGGGAAAGTTCCCTTACCTCACCGCCTTTTGTAGTTTAATTTTAAATCATATAAAAAATAAAAGCTTTACTTACTTTTTAATAGCCGAAGCACTCATATCTTTTGTGAGGATATTGCGATGACCGCTCTTCTTGTCACCCTTTGCATCGAATACCGCCATCTGACGGAACTCAATGTTAAGATTAGGAAGTCCACTCTTACCGATAGAGCCACTGCGAGTGATTGTAAGTTTCATCTTAGACCACTGGAAGGTACGAGAAGGAATATCATCCAAATCTTTTGTCACAATCTGTACTGCCTTATAAATCTCGGTTTCTTGTGGAAGCTCATTTAACCAAGCATCCTTACCACCAGTACCCTCATCCTTTGTATAACCAAGAAGCTTCGTGAAGTTATCTTCTGAGAAATCGTATGTCTGCAAGGTGAAGCCCTTTGTTGCGGCTGATGTAGTCAGCACTGCGTAAGGGTCTTCTGAATCCTCAACCTCTACATCCGATGTCTGTGCTGCCTGGTCGTTAAAACTCAAACCACCAGAAACGATAGCCTTAATTTTGTCGCTCCATGTTGTTGGATAGCCGCCATTTTCGACACAATCGGCAAAACTAAAGCTTTCCAAGCCATATACACCATTCTTTGCCATAGTTTTATTCTTTTAAATTATTGTACGTTACATTAAATTTCATATTGACGTAATAAGTGTTATCACTATCACGAGTTGGGCGAGAGATAGAGTAGAAATCGAAGTAGCAGCCACCAAGATAAGTACCATCACCAAACAGAGAAAGAATCTTTTCTGAGTAATCAGAGAGTTTCTTTGTGTTAGGTAAATTAGATAAGGTCTTATGGCAATGAATATTCAGATTCACTACACCTTCATTAATGGCATCACTATACACAAAGGGAAGATGATTGATGGCGATATAATCACCAATAACCAACTTCTCGGGTATCTCATATTTAAAGATACGACCTTTCTTTATGCCTATGCTCTCAATATTTTCATTGAGATACTTAAATAATGCCGTTACCGCTTTATCTCCGAGTATCATATCTAACTATCGCTTTTAATCATTTCAGCTACTTCTTCAAAAATCTTCTTCATTTCGTCACGAAGGAAATACTTTGTAAGGTGTAAGACGTTGTAGCCTTTATCCTCTACATATTTGCCGTAGTTCATGCCAGCCACAATAACGAGGGAGTACCCTTTGGGTGCTACTACCCCTTCTTTCTGTGCATACTCACTGAGTGCAGCACTTACGCCTTCCTGTCCTCCTTCCGCTTCTTCTGCCTTTGGAATCTTACCAACTGCCGAGGTGATGAGTTGCCCATCAAGATAGAGAGCGAAAGAAATTGAATTCTTCAAGTTCGCAGTTCGGTCTTGATAACCTTTATTCTCTTTAGAATAGGTGACCGCTTCTTCGGCAAGTTGCATCAAACGCATATTAAGGTAGCTGATAATCTGCTGCCTCTTTTCGTTCAGCCTTTTCTGTAATGCTTCACGACCTTTGATTTGTAATTCAACCTTTGCCATATTGCCGCCTATTAGAGCCAAATTCTAAGATAGCGTTTCTTTAAGGTTACGAAGCCTTTAACCTCCATTTCCTTATCAATCGTGCCATCTTTCTTGGTTATCCAAACCTTTTCGCCTTCCTTCGGTATGAGAGGGTATTTTGCTTTAGAGAGAGGAGCATAGATTTCGTGCGAATACACGTACTGCTGCCCGTCTGCCAGAGTGATAATCTTTGCCTGCGAATTAGGCAAAATAACGCACTTTCCAAAGGTTTGCCATTCTCCTTCGGGCTGTTCGATAGGATTTCCGTCCTCATCAAAGCCATCTTGTGGAGCACCTTTTACTTTAAGTATATCTTCAAAGTTCATACGCTATCTATTTGATTACCATACCTTCACACTCTGAACCCAATAATCATCAGAAGTACTATCAATAACAAGGTCAGCATCCAATCCAGCATCCTTCGCAATAGATTTAATCATCTTATCAATGAGCTTCTTGTCGTTCTTGTAACTCTGAGAGATACCGCCAATATTCTCACTAGATAATGGATTCATCTTGTAGAGGATACGCATAGCCGCATAGGCTACGGGCTTCTTAACCGCTACAGAGTATTCATCAGCTACAGATGCCGTGATACTGAACTTATCAGCAGCATCAATAAACATCTTCTCCAAAGTCTCATCTGAGGTAGAGAAAGGCTGAATCTCGCTTGCTATGGCTTCTGAAATTGTCATGCTAATCTTGTTATCTTATGAAGTTTCACTTATTAAATCAATATATTCATAACTGAGGGTCAGTGCATTAAGCACCAACCTTCAAGATAAAGAAGTCCTCAATACCATCGAATACTGGTTGCATCCACATTTCGTTGGTAAGGTGATAACCCTTCTTGTCTCTCCAATAACCGATAAGGTTGTTATCGTATGTAGAGTAAGATACGTTAGGTACAGGGTCGATAGCCTCCAAGCACTCTGCGCACTTAGGCACAGCCACCTTCTCGGCGCACATTGCAACAACTCGGTTATCTGGGATAAGGTTAAAGACTGTCTTGTCAGGCAGCTCAACAAACTTATCTTCATCAATCTGAATTGTTGGCAAGAGGATAGAGCGCAGATAGATATTCATCTGGTCAACGCTAATCATCGGTGCAGCAGGATTGATGGTAATCTCACCAAGGTTCAAGCGGAAGGTGTCCTTAATCTCCTTTGCCTTACACATTGCGAAGAATGTGTTCTCAGACATACGAAGACGCAGAATCTTACGACCCTTCTTGCGAGCCTCGTCCTTCAATTTCTTAATATCCTCAATAGGAGTTGCGTTCGCCTCACCCCAATTTGTGGTAGCAGATAGCTGCTTAACGCCCAAATCAAAGGTATAAGATACGTTAGCCTTAGAGTTATTGGTACGTGATACAGTCTGAGTACCCTTAAACAATCCCTCGAAGTACAACATATCAATACGCTTATGAGGAGCGATAACCGCCAACTCAAAAGGCTTGAATGAGTACTTGATAAGCTCATCGTACTTAGCATTGAGCTGTGACTGTGTATAACCGTCACGTCCCGACATATCATTATACTTACCCTCCAAGAGGTGCATCTGGTCGAGGTAATCGTTATCGAGCTCCCACTCATCGGCGATACGACCGATAGAGCCAGTAAGCTGACCCCAATCAGGCATAGTATGCAATGGACGCTCTGCGTTCTTAGCGACAACAGAACCGACCATAGCAGCAGCATAGGTAGCCATATTTGCCTGATATACCTTTGCAGCGCAATACTCAATAGGCTTCAACTCGTTCTTCCACTCAGCCTTGTAGGTGGAAGTCTTCATGTATTCGTCAATGTAGGTCTGAAAAGACTTTGGGTCTTGCAGATTTTTCAAAATACTATTCATAATCTATAATCTCCACTTTTAAAGGTTACTGAATCTTGAACAAAGCGATACCATTTGCTCTGATACCTTCCTTAATCTCATCATTGATAGGATAAGGGAGTGAATCTTCCTCTACCTCCATTACCTGTAAGGTAGGAGTTGCTGCGATAGAAGAATCTGAATCTCTAATATCGAGAGTATCGTAAGAGAAGCCAAGAAGTACGTCCTTGGTCTTATCATAATCTGATACAATGGAATTTGCAGCAACCGCATTATCAAGTGGTGATACAGTCAATGTATCTACACCATCATTAGAAGCAATTGCCGAGATAGTTGCTCCAGCAATCTTATCACCAACCTTGAACAAAGAACCGCTAGCAATCTTCAATGCTGTAGCAGCCTTATCAGCTTTCTCTGTAGCCTTTGCAGTCTTCACAACCTGCGCTTTACCACCAGTTACAAGTCTGAGAACTGTACCCTTTGCAACCCACTTCAAAGTAGCTGGAAGGTTGGTGCGGTCGAGGTCATAACCACCCTGTCGGCGAAGGCACTGCTCTTCAAGCCAAAGTGCCTCTTTAATATCCTCTGGCTTGGTTCTATGCATAAAATAGCCTCTGTTTGACATAATTTTCTTCTTTTTAAGAGTTTAACATAATTCCTTAGAATGTCCTACTCCTTTGGAGCGTTACGCTCTGAGAAGCCTTGCATTCTCTTAATGAAATCATTCTGCTCGTCTTCGGCAGAGGTTGCCTTGGGTGCTTCAACAAAACTGCTGTTTGCTACAAGCGACTGCTTCAATGCCGTCCAATCATCGGCACATTGCTGTGCGAGAGTTTCAAGATTCTCTTCCTTGTCGAGCTGATAACGTGAACGGAACTGCTCTGGGACTTCCTTCAACTTCTCACTCTTGCTAAAAAGGTCGTTGAGACGTGCTCTTTCTTCCTTTTCCTTGTATGGAGCAATGGCGGCGGCTACAGCTTCATTAACAGCTTGCTGAGTGCTCTTCTTTGTAGCTTCGGCAATCATCTGCTGAACCTGCTCTTGCGTAAGCCCTGTTGGAGGTACTGGAGGGGTAGGAGGAACTGGCGGAGTAGGCTTATGGTTAGGGTCGTTAGGGTCAATCCATCCATCGAATTTCTTCGTTGTCTCGCTGACCGCACGATTGAATGATGATTGCATCATACCAACATAAGGTTCAACTGCCGAGATAGCACTCGTTACATCCTCGTCCTTTGACTCATCTGTTAGACCACGACTTGCAACAATCAGGTCAACCAGCTTTGAAAGTTCATCCTTCTTCAAACCATACTTTGCAAATGATGTTTTGGCAGAAGTAAGCACTTTTTCCTTTATTGTCATAGTAATTCTATTTTAAACGTTAATAAATAATTTCCGATTGCAAAATTACTATTTCTATTAATAAAATAATGATAAATAATAAAGGCTGTGTAAACAAATGCAATTTTTAGCGGTTTTCTTGCGGTCTAAGCGGTTTTCTTTTAGTTTATGTATAGTTATTAAGAAACAAAAATAAAAGGCAAGATAACCAATATTCTTGGTTACTTTGCCTTGCGTAGTATCAAATCTATCTTTGCTTTGACCTTCTTTGGATTCCTAGCATCGTGATTGCTCAATCTTACAACATGATACCCGAGCCGCCATATACCCGAAGAGCGGTTACCATCCTTGCGCTTTTGGTCTCTAGTAAAATGGTAGCCACCATCGAGCTCAATAATCGTCTTAATCTCTGGCAGATATATATCAGCGAAGTATAGCTTTCTGCCCGTGACTATCGGCTGCTGTGGTATTACCTTATATCCTAACAGAGTGCAGATTTTCGCCGCAGCTTTCTCCGCATCGGTTGTATGCGAAAGGAGGTCGCAGCGAATTTGTCTGATTAAAGCCTTTGAGTATTTCATTTGCTCTTCTTTATCATATCAATCTCATCTTGTAGATAGAAGATTGCTTTGCTCAAATCCTGTACTCTCTGTTCACGCTCGGAAAGATTCATTTCCTTCTTTCCCTTGCGCAAGAGATATTTGATAGCCGAACCGCAGTTGAAATCAAGGTGTCGGCAAATATCAATCGGCTCTATGCCGCAGAGTTCCTTTAACCAAGCGTAATGGTTAGGGTGATTAACCATTTCTTCCTTTTCCTCTGTGATAGCCGTACCATTTTTGGCAATCTCTTCAAACTGAATAGGGATATTCTCTTTATATGGAATATTATATTCGTCTGCTATAATATTGCATTCAACAATAGATTTATCTACCTTGACAACTTTTAATCTAAGAGGGCAGACGTTGGCAAGCGCATATTTACCTTCCCCAATATTGTAGACATAGATATACATATCGCAATTTACCCCTATCACCTGACTAGGTTCTATAGGCAAGGTAAACACCAACCCCTTACGTATCTTCATTGATTCTATCATAACTCTTACTTTTTAAAAGGTTTATTAACTGCTGATTCCTTTAATAATGGATGCATACATCTTACAACCCTTGCTTCTGTATTGTTTTTCTTCTGATACTTGCAAAGATTGCATTCGATAGCACCGACCTTATGCAGCGTGTGCGTATATCGCCCACGCTCACCGAAAGGGCAGTCTGTCACATATTCAATGCCGCCGTGGATAAATTCACGGACTTCATATTTGACTGCCGTATTGGGCTTCTTTTCTTTCTTTGGGTATAACATATTATCTTATCTCAATTTTGATTTTATAAATCGACTTCTGCTTCAATTTTTCCGTGCCATCAAGCAAAAGATGAGCAATGGTGTCAGCTACGGATTCGCTGATAGCTCTCTTCGTATATTCGTGATAATTGCCGTCTTCTTTTTCTTGATAGACGTTTACACAGCCAGAGCTATCATCTGTAACAATAACCCCATTATCGGCAAACTCTAGCTTAAAATTAAGTCTTTCCATATAATTACTTTTTTTGTTCCATGAAATGTTTTTGCTGTATTAACATCATTCTTGTAATCAGATTCTGCATCTTTTCGATAACGAACTTCGGGGTTTCCGAAGTTCTGATAAAGAAAGGATGCCTTCCTCTCTTATGCTTATTGAAGAATAATGTATCATCTTCACCCTCTATCTTTACAGCAATCATGTACTGACCGATGAAGAGATGGGAACTTCCCTCTTTTCTCTTTCGAGGTGTAGTGTACTTGATGCCGTTTTCGTCTAAGAAAGACATCAGTTTCTTTAATTTTGTTTCATTTTTCATCTTGCATATCTCCTATAGTTTAGTTATCACTTAACATTTTCTCAACCTCATCATCATATTCGTTTCTCTTATACCAAGTAGTGAGGTCGTAGATAACTTCCGCATCCTTTCTAAAGCTTTTGTATAAGCTCAGATATTTTTTCTTTGTTTGTGCGTTAGCCTTTCTCGCCTCGTTGAAAAAGGCGAAGTAATTTTTAAAATATTCCGAGTGTATTGTGATAATATCGGCATTCTCGCATTTTTGCATCATAAACAGTATCGCTTCTACGATAACGACTGCCTTTGAAGCGCAATAGATGTGATTTTTCTCTTTTGCTACAACTTCTCCGTTCTTAATGATGATAACTGAAAATTTTCCTGTTGCGAACTTATCTTCATAATCACAACTTACATAGCACTCATATCCAACAAGTTCTTTTGCTGGTGTGAGGTAAGTATCGAGCCAATTTTTCTTTTTCTCCATTTCGTATCTCCTTTGTTATTATATAATCGGGTGGGGGCATACGTGCGCCCGTTAGTTAATTATCTTTGGGGCTGTCGCCCCAATAAGGGAATAAATTAAATTAAAGCCATCAACCCTTATTTTATTATTTTTGATTTTACATAAACTACATTTTTGCCTCCTTTCTTCTCATGCCGTGATGAGATATTGATATAGCATCGTCCATCTGCATACGATAGATATTCGATTCAATGGAAAATGCACTTCTATTTTTTGCGCTTATCACAATTACCGAACCTTCAATATCCGTAATAGCCATATTATTGGTACATACCTTTTCGTCGCACCTTACTTCTTTGATTCTTGTGCGCTTATTGATGATACCTCTGTTTACAAGCTGATTTGTGACTTTGAATGCCTGATACATCGTACCAAAGATAACATCCTTGATTCTGTCATAAGATAAACCTTTGTTATCGCTAAACTTCTTCCTCAACATACGACTTTCACGTTTGAGAGCCTTGCGAACAGTCTTCGCATTTCTCCCATTCGTCCCCTTATTGTGCGTATTGATTACGTCCTCTTGCATTCTAACTTGGTTCTCTATGACAATCCTTCTCAAAAGGTTTTTGAGGGAAGGGAATGTCATCTTCGTCAAATCATTCTTGCGAAGCTTATAACTATATCCATCATTTGAATGTATGCTGCGTGCAATGAATCTCTTCTTTCCGTTTTTCTCTTCAAAACGGAAATACCCTATCTTGCAACCATATTCTAGCAGTCTCTTCAATTTATTATTGTCGATATGCAATAATTTGGCGCAATGATTGTATGATACAAGGTTAAGGTCTGATGAGCGGAATAAGAGCTTTATTTTAAGAAGCAAACAGAAGGCATCCAAGCGATTCTTGTCGCTCAGAGCAAACTTAGCTTCCTGTATTCCTATTCTTATTCTTTTCATCATTATATATATTAATGTAAAAACCAAACAGATGAAAGGTGCTATCTATCATTCTGCTTGGTTTGTATATCGAACCCTTTCACTTGTGTTGATTGGGCATATATGATTCTTTTCTTTGCTTGAAAAATAGCACTTTCCTTTTCATGCCGCAAAATTATAAAGAAAATCCGAGATATTCGCTTAAAATCTATTAAAAAACTAATATATAGTATTAATAAATTAAAAATAGCTATTAGTAAATTTGGTAGTTTGAGAGAAAGTTATTAATTTTGCGGTATCAAAGTTAATAAAATAGCTTTTGATGCATATAATTAATGTAGAAATTATTAATAAATTAAAAATAGGAGATACAACAATGAAAACAGAGATTTTAAGCAAGCAGGTCTTAGATTACATCATCAATGATGTTGAGACAACCATTCATCGCTTGGGCATCAACGCTCAGCTTTCTATAAAGGTTGAAAAAGATTATAGAGGCAACGAGTATGAGAAGTTGGTAAGTACATCGTTTCAGACAATGCCAATGCTCTTCAAAGAGATTCACTTGGAAGGCAGTATTGCAATAAGAGATAAGGTTGATGCACCTGATGATTTCTTGGAGATTTACGTTAATCTCGATTACTGTTATCATACATTTGGTAATTGTAGCAACGGGCATACCTTAGGTAGAATTGTCTTCGAGGTTGATAAGCGAACCAATGAGAAGATGAAGGAGAGCGATAAGGAGAGCAATTATATTTCAATGATTGTACGCAAGGTTCAGTCACTCGAAATCTAAGAAAGGTAACGGCAGGGCTAACCACCCTGCTACTAATATAGGAGATACGAAAAATGAAAAAAGACATGATGAATCCAAGTAATTGGAGAATCGAAGATGTAAAGAATGCGGTACAGGCAGCAGTTCTTGCCGCTAGTGGAATTATCTTAGCGTATGCCACTATCTGGCTCGCTTACTAAAAGAAGGAGGTAATATGGAGATAGTAACAACGTTGGTTAAATTCCGTTGTCGCAAAGATGTGATGATGGAACAGTCAAAGAATGCTCAGATTTTCCTTTTCAACGGAAAAGAAGGTAAGACAAAGGTATTCGTACCTAAGTCTAAACTGATTATCAAGGATGATGCCTTAGATAGCAACTATAATCTTTGCATCATACCTAAATGGGTATTCCTTAACACAAAGAACCTTTCGCAGAATGTTGAGTTGGTAGGAGAAACGCAACACATGGAGGTTCTCAATGATATTGAAGATTAATAGTATATATGGTAATAATTATTTTGTTTAACGTATTAAAAAATAGGAGATACAACAATGAACACAATGGCAATGAATTTGATGGCACAGCCAAAAGTAGCAGAGGTAGCGGTTGCAAAGCAGCCAGAGTTGAAGAGCGATAACATGAATCAGTTCTTGGATTTTGAGACATCCAAGGTACAGATTCTGACAATCGACCAGCTTGAACGCACCGAGAAAGAGAATGATGTGTACGGAAAGCCTTTGAAGGGCATCTATCATTTTGACCTCATTCATCAGGTGGAAGAATTGTGCGAGAAGCACGGCTATAAGGCTGAGATTTACGACCTCTTTGCGGCGAATAACAAAGACCGCAATACTCCAGGTGTTACCCGTTTGCCTGAGAAGGAAGCTTTGATGGGTGATAGAGCTGTAGAGGCTCATATCCTTCGCCGAGTATTCTGTAATATTCGCTTGCGTGACTTCGATAAAGGAGAGGGTAATGATGAGATTACAACCAATATGGCGGTATCATTCCATCAGAAGGGCATTCAGTTAGGTATTGGCAGAAACGTAATTATCTGCCATAATCAGTGCCTTCTTAATGCCGAGCATTATGGTGCTACCTACTCAGACACCAATAGCGGAAGAGGAGCTTTCAAGCTCGATGAGCTTCTTCAACGTGCTGATGCTTGGCTCGCTAATCTAAGAGGTATCATTGATGCAAATGATGAAATGATTGAGCGTATGAAGAATCGTGAGATTAAGGCACAGGAAATGTTTACCATCATCGGTATGCTGACCTCGCTCCGTGTTGCTTCTGAAACGAAATACAAAGGCATTCGCAACCCTCAGGTCATTCCTCTCAATCAGGCACAGATTGGTCGCTTGACCGAGAAAATGATGATTGCCTACTACGAGCGCAATATGGTTACCGCTTGGGATTTGTACAATGCGGCTACCGATATGTATAAGTCAACTCAGCTCGACCAGCCAATGATTCTTTCACAGAACTTGGCAATGAGTAGCTTCATTCAGAATACATTGATTCCAAACGCATAACTACATATAAGATTGAATATAGAAAATGTCGATAACAAGAGCCTTTAAGCCGCCGTGAGGTGTCGGCTCTTTCTTTTAGAAAAGTTAAATTTAGGTTCTGATATATATTGCCGTGAGGTAATCAATTATGTCAATTGTCAGATAAATATTAATTATGGTTATTGTTTTTTGCCCTACGGCGGTAGGGCTTTTTATCCCGAGGAAAACCAATCGCACGGGTGTGCGTGGGCTGTATGGTAGTGATACCGATATTCTTATCATATCCTAAAGAAAGGTGGGTGTATATATAAGTTCATTTATTCTACTGTGTTAAAGAATGTATGCGAAGACACTCCGTAATAAGCAGCTCTTAATAAGCGGAGGTTGGCGAGGGTTCGATTCCCTCTCTTGGGGCTATGTTTTTTAAATTTATACAATATGACAGATTTTAACGGAAAATTAAACTTGCTGAAGCTCAAAAGAGCTGGCGTTATGCAAATACCAGGGCGAACCGAAGTGCTTCGCTGCTTGGTTATCCCTATTGAAGAGAATAATATCTTCATTAGTACGGATGAAAATAATCGTCCGAAGGCTGCTTATCTCGACCTTACCGCTTGGGCGTTAAAGAACCCAAAGTATGAGGAAACTCACATGATTAAGCAGTCGTTGCCTAAAGAGGTTCGTGAGAAAATGATAGATGAGGAGAAGAAGGCGATGCCTATTCTAGGTGGCTTGAAGCCATGAATGGAGCATCTACTTGCGATGCTCCTTTTGCACAGGCACAGAATTTAAATGATTTACCCTTTTAGTATAAGGGCTTTCTTAGATATAGGATTTAAGTTAGTTTTAGATTATTAGAAATATGCGTAGCAGAACGAGTAATTGGTTTGAGGTAGGAATCCGCTACCAAAAGACCCAAGAAGATGGTTCAGAGAAATCTGTAACCGAAAGGTATGCGATTGATGCCTTATCCTTCACGGAAGGTGAGAGCGCAATCACAGAGGAAATGGCTGCTTATATCAGCGGCGAGTTCAAGGTTAGGTCAATGCAAGAGGCTTCGTACAGAGAGGTATTCTTTTCTGATAAGGATGATGATGATTGCTGGTACAAGGCGAAGTTGCAATTCATCCTCATTGATGAAAAGTCTAATAAGGAGAAGCGTAGCAACGTAACTTATCTCGTGCAAGCAAAGTCTATGCACCGAGCAATCAGTAACATTGATGAGGTGATGGGGAAGACCATGATAGACTACGAAATCATCGGTCTCAGCAAAACCAATGTTTACGATGTCTTCGAGCATAAGACAAAGGAGGAGAAGGAACAGAAGTCTAACGAGGAAAAGAAGGAGGAGTAAATTATGGCAAGACCTAAGAAAAATGGCGCAGAACAGCCTTTGAATTTGGATGGCAATAATATGCCTATGGAGAATGAGAACGCTCAGCAGAGCCAAGAAAATGCGGCTCAGCAGCAAAGTGAAGAGCAAGTTGAGGAAAATGAGGAAGAGTATGAACTTCCTTTTGAAATAGAGGATGGAGTTCCTTTTCCTATTGACGATAATGGCTCGTTCATTATCTACGCTCCTACTGATATTGAAACCCGTAAAGGTCGAATCCCTGTAAAGATGGGTATTACTCTCAGAGAGGGCTATCGTGGCTTGATTGTTCCAATCAAAGCAAATGCTCTTTATGGCATTCCTACGGAATCAGATTACCGCTTACAACATTCCGATGTGATTTCTACGCAAGTAGGGGAGGAAGAAGAGGTAATGCTCGTACTCTCTATCAATGACGAGACAATGATACAGGAGCAGACAAACTTCGGTTCACGCTCCCGTAATCTCATTATCCCAAAGGGTGCTCCGCTTGCTATTCTTATGATTTTTAAGCTGTGAAATATATAATTGCGGATGGAGGTCTATTCTATAGTATCTCCTTCCGCTCTATTAAGTAACTATGACAGAAATAGAACGTAAAATGCGCAGAAGCAAATACGGCAAGACTTACTATCAGAAGCATCGTGAGGCTTGTATTGAAAGAGCTAAGGCTTGGTACAATGCTCATAAAGAGCATCGTAGGCTGTATATGCTTGCGTATAATAGTAAATAGTGTTTGTATGGATAAGTTGGATAAAATTAAAGAGTTGAATACTCAATATAAACTGCTGCGAAATAACGGAATGGTCGTTGAGGTGAAACTCCTTACTAATATCGGTGATTACAGCATAAAGAATCCGAATGTTATTAGTAAGGTACTTGACTTGCTTATCCGTGAATCACAGAAACAGATAGAAAGTGAGGTGAATGAATGATAGAATTAAGTAATAGACCAACAAGGGCAAAGAGGGTCGTTGTGGTTCAACTGAAAGACAAAAAGCCTGAACCTTTTCGTACCTGCCCAGAGATTTATTTGAAGTACGATAAAGAGAAGATTGGCATCTGTCTTAATGCTTTATGGAATGCCCTTGCTAAAGATGGTTGCTACGAGAATAAAAAGTGTAAAATCTCTTATCAGAGTATTGAACAATTAAAAACATTGGCATGGGAGTAAGTAATAAAGGGTGTTGTGTGCTGAAATATTCTCATTCTATAGATGATGAATTGTTGGCTCTGTACGCACAAGGTCTTACGATTACAGAAATCAGCGAGAAGGTTGAAATACCTTATGAAACCATTCGACGGCGATTGAAGGAAAAAGGCGCAAAGCCTGCATCACCTAGATTTGTCGCTAAGTTCGGAGATATTCGTTATCTCGGTCATCGTAAATACTGGAGCGAAGAAGAGGAGCAGAGATTCAAGGAATACTTTCCTTTTCATACAAATGAGGAGGTCGCTGAAGAGTTTTGCTGCAAACTTAGGCAGGTAAGGAATAAGGCACGACAACTTGGTGTATCTAAGGATAATGAATGGCTTCATTCTAAAAAAATACACTCTTTAAAGATTGCTTACATTATGTCTAAATCAAGTAATAAAAGGATGTTATTTAAGGAAGGTAACAACTATGGCTGTAGATTCAAAAAAGGCAATACTATCGGATATAGGTTTAAGAAAGGGTTTAAGTACGATAAAGAGTTTTGGGAGAAATATAGAAGGGGTGAAGTAGCTTTGCCTTGATTACATTTTTTCTTAATATATAAAATAAATACATTATGAAATTTAATAAGGATTTACCAGCACATTTGCAAGTAAAGACAATTATGCAAAACTTCGATAAGAAGCAAGCTGAATGCGATGCGCTCAAAAAGGAAAACGAAGAGTTGAAAAAGAAGCTAGAGCAGAAGGATATTCTGTATCGTAATATGCTCAATCGCTTTAGTAACATGAGTGCTCAGGCAAATATTGACTATAAGGATAGGTATGAACAGCTCAAAGCTGATAAGGCTGAGAGCGGTATGAGATATAGCCGAATCCTTAACGATTTAAATAAGGCTTATCAAATGCTTGAATCCATCAAAGGTATTACGGATAGCGCAAAGGAAAAGATAGAAGCATTTTGCTCTGATAATATGGTTGAAAACGATATTCGTTCCAAAGTTATTGAGCCTGCAACAGATAATGCTTCCTCTTCTGTGAGCGTTAAAGAACAGAAGTTCGTGAGTTATGTCCGTGAGCTTATTGCTAACTTCAAGGAAACAGGCTCTCTTCGAGGAATTGGCATGATTGCAAGAGAATATGGTGTTAGCTCATTGACTAAGGAGCAGTTCTTCCGCTATGGATTGAACAACGAGGTTGTAACTGATGAGTATATCATCAGTGTATATGAAAAGGCTAAAAAACATTTATAACTATGACAGATATAACTATTAAACAGTATGACAATGGCTACTTCGAGGTCTTTCAGGGCGATAAAAGTAGCGGTGAGCTTGGTTACGATGAAATGCTAGGATTGATTACGTCTCTTACAATGTCCGAGATACGCCCTTGCTTGCAATGGATGAAGACCAAGGAGCAGCGTGATGCCGAAGAAGTCGGTGTCAATCAGATGGCGAAATATCCTATATTTGAAAATGCTAAAAAGAAGAAAGGAGAATAAAAATGAAAGAAACAAAGTATAATAATGACGTTCCTTATGAGAGAGTGGTCTTGCGAGTACTACAAAATTACTCACAGATGCAAATCAAGCTTTGCCGTTTACAGAATAAGGTGAAAGAGCAGAGTAATAAACTTGTGCTCTGTAATAACGTAATCAATCAATTCAAAAAAGCTATCAATGAATTGAATAATGATGATTATAAGAAGGTCGTTGCCGAGCGTGATGAGCTTCTCAGAAAGAACAAAGAACTTTCTCGTCAGTTGAAGATTTACGAAGGTATGCGTAAGTACTTCAATAGCGAGGTATCAAAATTAGAAACTGATAAATAATATATCAATATGAAGAAGATTTTATCTTGGTGCGGCTCTCATACTGAGCTGCTGTGTGCATTCTTTTTGCTAGGATGCTGTATCAATAGTGCGGTCAAAGAGGGGTGGTCTGTGGCGATATTATTCTTGCCGTTTATCGCTATGTGGATATTTGTCTATCGCTTACAGAAGTCTATTTGTCGTCTTATCAAAAAGAACGAAGAGTTGAAAGAAATCAATAAGCAGCTTGAAAAGGCTTACAAAGAAAAGACTTTGGCGTTTATCAGAACTGATGATTTGAAGATGCTCTATATCTATAAGTATTTATTGGCTCAAAATAATGTGGATTTATGTAAGCGAAAGATTAACTGTACGAAGTATCTTGAAAGAAGAGAATATTATGAACGTATGATTGAATTTTTCGTTAAGGATATTAAGTCTAAAGAAATGCAATAATGAAGTACGATGAGTTTTTAAAGAAGGAGAGCCAGAAGAAAGGCAGAAGTAAACCACGGCATATTGAATCGCAGATTCAGATTCAGATGGTGAAGTGGTTTCGCTTGCAATATCCTCATTACATCATTGCTGCCATCCCTAACGGAGGACAACGAAGTGCGCTTGAAGCGAAGATTATGAAGGGTGAAGGCGTTTTGGCTGGCTTCTCCGACCTTATCATTATAGCAAAGGGAAATGTCCTATTTGTGGAAGTTAAGACGAAGGACGGATATCAATCTGATTTGCAAGCCAAATTTCAGTCTGACGTTGAGCGGTTAGGCTTTCAGTACAGCATTTGCCACTCCTTGGATGAGTTTATCTTAACCATCGAAAAATGGATAAAAGATAAGTTTTCTGTGTAAAAATATCGGATTTCTTTGGCTCTGTATTAATTTCTATTAAAATATTAATAAAATACTGCGGAAAATTTGGTAGTCTCAAAAGAAATTATTAATTTTGCGGTGTAAATAATTAATAAATGGTTTAACAATTAAAAGATACGACAATGGGAACAAAGACTATTACAATGAAGGAGGTCGCTAAAAGTCTTGCACTTTACAAGCTTAATAGCGCAGAAGCGTTTTATGAAGCAAATTTGCATTTTGCAAGAGGACTTTTCATTAATGACCTCTCAGAGTTTGATAAGGTATTGAAAGCAGAGTTTGAATCTTTTGGAATTAAATAAGGAGATACGACAATGGGAACAAAGAAAATTGCTCGATTCAGATTTACGGTATTTGCCCATATTTTCAATAGTTGGGATGAGGTTGTAAGTTATTACGAAAGACTTGTAGAGCGTGGTGAATGTGTTGTACTTCCTACTGTTTCATTTTGGGATGGTAAGGTAAGAACCAATAAGTGGCACGCACAGGTTAAAGAGAATGGTAAAATTGAGTTTACAGAAATTAAATTATAGGAGATACGACAATGATTACAATTATCAATAAATACACAGGCGAGGTTATTACCAAGTACTCAGGTGCTTTGGTTAGTGAATCAGATGTTGATTCTTTTATCGCCAACGCAAAAGGTTCGGGTACGTTTAGAGGACGTTGGAATGCTATCGTAGAGGTATTCATTCCTTTGAAAGGCTTGAATGCCACACAATGCCTTCTCAAAAGCCAATACGCAGTGAAGGAATGTATGAAGAAGAAATAATTAACGTTTAAATATAGGAGATACAATTATGGCAGTAGCAGTTAGTACAAAAGGTGTTGAGAATCTTGTCAAGCAGATTAATGCTGCTTATGGTAAGGTAATAGTCACAGCTGAGTTACATTCAGATGGGTGGTTCATCCTCGTAGGTGAGAATCCTATCAGAAATACACAAAACACTTATGAGGTAGTTCATTACCTTGAAGGTTTGAAGCACGGCATTGAATTAATGAAAGAAGGACTTTAGTTATTAATCGGGCAGCGTAACGGCTGCCCATAAAAATAGGAGATACAATTATGGAAATCAAGGTAAATATACCACAAAATGATTATGTTCAACCAACTGAGGTTAGAGAGGAGGTCGTACAGGCAATCTGTAATGCATTCTTATCTAAGAGTTGTTGGAGTACTTTTCATCCTTTCTCAGGTTCAAATAATGGTAGCCGACCTGCTACAAGACGTATTAGTTTGAGCAATCCACGCTTTAGTGGACACGCCAATGATAAGGACATGGTTAGAATACATGGATGTGAAATAAAAGCAGCCTTTAAGGTGTTGATAAAGGCTGGTTATCACATGTATAAGGTATATGATTACGGCTCTTGGATGGGGTATGCGTGTGATAAGAAGCCTTTCCGTGAGGGTGCATCTGAGGTTCTTACGTTTAACGACTTTATTGATTAAGCTTATGTTTATAGAATTTAAGAATTTATATGTAGCGTTCAGAAAGGAGTTTCCTTTGGCTGTTGTGTACTTCAATAAATGTGATGGTGAACGTTTCTTGAAGGAGCAAGGAACGGCGAAATCTGGCTCGTATAGCTGTTTCAGTCCATTGATTGCTATCGTTGACTACGTCCCGCAGAAAACCAGTTGTGAGATAACCTTTACTGATTATCGCATTCTTGATAAAGAGGAGGAGGAAGATGCCTTAGATACTCTTAAAGGAAGCAATCTTACTATCAATGATAAAGGGTTTATTTCCTTCCTTGATTATAAGCAGATTTGCTTTGAGGTGGAAGGGGAGATACTTACCTATGATGATTTCTGTAAGTATGAACTACCTAAGGGTAAGGTATTCAAGACAGTCTTTGATAATGGCTACTCTTGCTATGGCTCAGAGCCTTTTAAGGGTGATGCCAAGAAATACGCCGATACTGTTATCAGAATTGCTGAAAAGATTGGCTATCTTTGGTTTGATTGGAGAATGGGTTTCAGACTTAATAATCTTCTCAACGTAGATGTGATTTACGGCAAAGATGAAAGTTATTCAGTGGTATCTAACACATAATGACTATGGAAGAGATTGAAGAAAAGAAGTTTATCATAGAAGCAAAGGGCGAAGTGCCCTTTGCTCAACGCACGGGTGATGGCTACGAACTATTCAATAACGAACGAACAATGAAGTTCTGTGTAAGAAGACAACAGATATGGGATAACAAAACGGGCGAGCAAAAATCTTGTTTTGCCGTTTTCTGCTTCGTTAAAGAGGATGATGGATGGGTACAAGGTGATAACTATCATCAGACGGAAACAATTACCTCTTTCGTTAAGGATTTGAATATCTCTCCTTACTTTACCAATGCGGTAATGGAATATCGTGAACAGATGGATATTACAGAAGAATGGAAGGTTGAAAAATGGGAACAGGAGAAATATTAATCGTTATAGGCGCAATAGTTATCGCATTCAGCAGCGTTACCGCTGTTGGGGCGATAAGCGGAAAGATAGAAGGTGTTATCACTCTTAGTGAAAGATTAGGCATCACGGCATTCTTGATGATTCTATTCGTTATGGGATGCGTATTGCTTGATAATGGTATAATCATCATAAATCTGTAGCTTATGAAATTTGACGTAGATACAAAGGTTTCAGTTGATGTTCAAGAACTCTTTGAGGGAATGAGCGATGCCGACCAAGTTTCCTTTATGGAACAGAATATTACATACGCTAGCGATGATTCGCTAGTTCAAGAGTTAGTTAATCGTGGTTATGAATTAGTTAAAGGTTGATTTGTTATGGCAAAAGTAAGTTTAGACCAAAAAGCTCGCACAGCGAATGGCAAAAACCGCTCCTGTGGTAAGTGTAACCATTATCCTTGCCCAGAGGCAATGTTTAAGGTTTGCTCTGAGGCATTTATAAAGGGCTATAAGAAGGGTTATGAGGAGCAGAAGAAAGAACAGAAAGAGCGTATTGATAAGATATTGCACCCTGTTACTGAGCCTTGTGGTAGCAATGCTGTCTTTGTCTTTTTCAGAGACGTAAGAAGTGGCGAGTTACAACCTTATATTGAGGATATGAGAATGCCTGATGCAAAACGTTACCAAGATATAGGCTCAATAAAGTTTTCGCCAGAAAAAGACGAGCCGCAGAAACTACAGATTGCATGGTGTTATCCGAAGGATTTGGTTGAGCTTCTTGGATATGATAAAAAGTATGCCGATTTTGAGCGTATTGCTCTTATTGAAGGCGCATTCTCTTATCCTCGTGAGGAATATGAGAAAAACCTTCAAAAGTACTCTGCTGTGCGCTGTAAATACGAAAAACATTATTATTATCGTAAAATAAAAAAATAGCTTTATTATGGATAAGAAAGATATTAGTCTAAAAGTCATACTTGAAGTTAATGGCGACCTTTGCGGTATGACTATAAAGGATAAGAATGATAAAGTGGTACAGTTCGAGGATTTGGCTCGTAGTGAGCAAATTAAGATTCTCAACTGCCTTAGTCAGAATTATAACTGCCTTGTGCGGTTCTTAAAAGAAAAGGAGGGATAAGGTATGGGATTTGTTATTTTTATGGCGGTTATTGTGAGCGTAGGCGTATTTGCCTGCCTCATTCAAGGTAATGGAGATAAGGAGGAGTAGAGTATGGGAACATCTATTTTGTTAGGCAATCACAATGATTGCAAGATAGATAAAGGAAGATATGTAGAAACCGATGTTTCGGGCTATAAAGCCGTTATCTATGTGCCGAGCGGTATTGATAACGAGCAGATTCAGAAAGCACTTGATTACGCTTATTCTACCCTCTGTCAAAGCTGCTATATGGAGTTTATCTTGGCAGATTGCTTCCTTTTTATCTCTAAGGAGATTTTTGATAAGAAGAAGGTGTTTAAGTTTAATCTTAAAAAGCATTTTACAGATTGTCAGAAATCCATCCATGATACGATGAAGTTGTATGAGCGACACATGGACGAGGATTACTATAATGAGTATTCTACTTATCTTTGGGATTTGATTAAGGATAAGGTTGAGAAGTTACGAAAGATGATTGAAGATAAGCTTCGTAATCTGAAATGCTTCTGCGAGCCTAAAGAAGGTACTAAGAAATTCAAAAAAGGAGCGTAAGGTATGGATAAAAAAGATATGCGTAGGCTGATACGCCATGCACGTATTTGTGCTAAGCACAGAGGATTGAAATTATCCCAAATTACTGTTGAAGAATGTATTAAAGATATGTACTTTTGGGAGAAAGGGATTTTTGCGTATGCGCCTTTTAAGGTATCTTGAAGAATAGTTAGATTCTCATTTCATCTTAATATATGTTGTATCTCTTCGGGGGGTGGCTGCTTCGGCGGTCGCTCCCGATTCTAAAAACAAAATAATTATGATTACATTAAGCAATGAAACAAATGAGGTATTAGAGCATCTGAATGATGTTATCGTCTTTAAAAACAAAATCGGTTCTTTCTCAGAAAAGAAAGGCTTTCGTGGTGATGAAAAATTCAAAGAGCTTTTTAAAGAAGTCAGATTATATGCAGATTTTATCACGGAACTTTCTAAGAAGGAAATAAGAACAGAATTAGAATCTTTAAATGAAGCATTTTAAATGGATAATTCAGTTCAGTATTCAGTTAGTGATAAGACCGTTCGGTGCATCACCCTCTTGAAGGAGATTATCGCCATTCAGGAGAAGACTCTTACATTCTTCGCAAACGAGGGTATCGAGGATTCAAAGGAAGCGGAGACCTTCGCTAAGAGTATGGGCAACGCCGTAATGGCATTCAGTGGTATCTTGGGCGGCAATATCTATCTGAATGTGATTGAAGGTCGTGAGGCGATTTAACGATTACTTAGGCACGCCAAAGTAATATACAAGAAAAGAGTGGGGCGGTTATACCTCACTCTTTATTTTTTCTATATATGGCTTGAATATCTTTGATAGTTTCTTGTAAGCTTCAAGCAACCAGGCAAAGATAGGCTTCCAATCATCTTGCTCATAACCGCCTCTTTCATAGTTTGTCGCAAAGATAACGCTTGTTTTATTATCCTCTGCTATATTCCACTGAAGGAGCGGCTTGCCGAATGCCTCATTGATAGAATCCTTATCCTTTTCTATCATTCTGTAATGCTTCTTATTCTCAGCCTTATCAGAACCATCAAGCAATAAACGGACAGATACAGAACCTTTGCGGATGAAAAGGTCATAATGTACCTTTGTCGTTCCTGTTGATATATTCATCCAGTGATAGCTCTGTGGCATCTTTTGGAAATTCGCCCCATTCTTGCTTGCATATTCATTGAATGCCGTCCAGAAATCAATCAGCCTTTGCTCTGTATTTGACTTCGGCGAAGCTTCATTCTTTTCATAAGGTGGTTGGCATACAATATCAAATAGAAGTGCAGGTTTTGAATCGCCAATACTTACAGCCGTAACCTCCACAAGAAAGAAGTTACATTGTATGGTTGAGTCATTTAGCATTTGAATGGCACTGATATGCTCCGCTCTCGCTTTCTCAACTATCCATACAGCATAGTCGGCATGATGATGAGCGGCATACGTTATCACCTTTCCAAGATGGTCTGAATCACTATCGCCGAACTGATTTTCTATGATTATGCTTTTCTCGCCATCATCACCTGCCTTGGCTATAATATCAACTTTCATTGTCTCTAGCTTGTGCTCACGCTCTGCCTCTGAGATATTGATTTCCAACTTCTCTGATAGCACACCGATATTCTTCGTAAGCCAAGGCGTAAACCCTGATGCTTCACCCTCAAAGATTTCCTTTAAAGTATGGGTGTTTATCTGCTCTATATCTTTCATTGCCTATTCAAGTATTTGCGTCCATTGCTAATGATTATACCTTTATAGCTTTTTTGTACGGTATTCCCATATAAATCATAAAACTTGCCTTCTCTTCTTTTTGAGAATTGAGGATTTTTTATGCCCGTAGTACCTTTGTACTCTTCAAGCTGTATTTGGTTTAATTCGCTGTTTAATGGCGTAATGAAATTCTTTACATACTCTTTTCCATCAGTAGTATTTACATACTTTATTTCAATAATCCATTGGTTGGTTTTACTCTTATATATGCTTTCATTATCATCCATACATGTATAGTTAGAAACTAAATCCCATCCATATTGTAATCCGAAGGTATATTTCTCAAGATAATCAAGCTTTGTATGGTCGCTCGCTTTATATATACCGAAGGCATACATTCGTATAGGGATATTCTCTGTAATTGATATTGAGAACGCAAAAGCATCGTGATACCCACCTTCTCTATACTCTACATATCTCTCTATTTTTGTGGTTATTTTATCATTTAAGCTCTGTGCAAACAAAGACCCCATTGGTATAAATAACATAAACCATAATAGCATTTCTTTCTTCATTTTCTGTATCTCCTATATTAATGTTTATAAATTGCACGATACCTATTTAAAACACGCTCTGCGGCGTTATCTTTTCCTTGCTTGGTATATACTAAGGCAAGGCGAAGATACCCCGTTCTTCGCAAGCAACCGAGGTACATCAGCCGCTCGTAGCAATATGTGGCTCTGCTTGGTATTCCATCACGGAGGTAGCGTTGAGCCATTGCCGCCAACTCCTTTGGTGATGCGTCATAAATCTGTATCATAACTCGTCTGATTTGGTTCTGAATGCAAAGATAGCAAAAATTCGGTTACTATATATTTATATTGCAATATTTATATTAAAATAACCTTAATTCACATATTAATATATTAAAAGCTATTAAAATATTAATAAAATCACGGGGAAAATTTGGCAGTTTCAAAAGAAATTATTAATTTTGCGGTGTAGATAATTAATAATTAGGTTTAATAATTAAATTATAGGAGATACGACAATGATGACAAAAGAAGAGGAAATTAAGCATCTTATGGCTTTAATGGGTAAGGGTTGCGGTGATACATACTTTAACCAATTCTTTAGCATCTGCGACATAGAACAGATGATACAGAATATTAAAGATGATTTTGCTATCGAGATGGGTTGCTCATTCGTTAAGAAGGCAGAGGTGCTTGAAAAGAAGTTGCATGAAGAGCAGAAAGCTCACGACCAAGATATGCTTGACTTCGTTGAGAATTTGCTTGTAACAGAAGCACAGGGTGGCAATTCACTCAGAGTTGCAAGAGAGAAAATCGGAATGGATAATACAATTAAGATTAAGCGCAAGAATAAGATTCCACTCAGCGAGGAGGAACTTGATTACTTGGTTTCAAAACTTGATTAAATTATAGGAGATACAACAATGGAAGTTAAAATGATTAACGGAAAGGTAATAGATGCCAACGTTTTTGATTACGTTGCTCAGATTTATGAAGAGGGTAAGTGGCAAGCAGTTGCCGTTAGCTCTGATTATGATGAGGTTGAGAAGAAACGTATTGAGTATGCTATAAAGGGCTGCTATACAAGAACCGAGCAGCTTAACTAGTTAATAATATATAGGAGATACGACAATGAGAACTATCAATACATTTATTCCATCAGACTTAGTTGATTCTTTGAAGAAGTTTGCTGATAAGACACAAAAGAACGTTGAAGGCTTTACCTACTCAGTAGGTAAGCCTTACGAAAAGTTGTTCTACCATTTCGTCATTGAGGAAAACGGAATGGCAGGTAAGAAGAGAATGGTATTTCATGAGGTTTGCGACCTTATTATCAATATGCCTGATGAAAGCGATTGGCGATTGATTGCAACATATATGGATGACGCATTTACCCCTGCTGACCCAACCAAGGAGCTTGTCTTTAAGAACCCTGCGCACGGAGCAGACTATGGTAAATGTGACTTCTGCGGTCATTGGTGCAAGAATGCTTATGTCGTTGAGAACGTGAAGACGGGCGAGGAACTACAGGTAGGTTGCGAATGTATTAAGAAGTTCGGTCTGAAAGGATTTGGCTTCTTGTCAGATTTCACAAGAAAGCTCTATGAACTCTACGACTACAGAATCAGTTATGCTACTGATGATGAATTTGGTGATATTGAGAAATGGGGCGGTAGAAAGGATTCAAGCTATAAGAATGCCATTCTTAAATCCGACCTTATTATGGCGGCGAAAGCTCAGTATGATATTTGTCCTGTATATAAGAAAGGAACAAAGGTTGAACACGTCCGTTACCGCTCAGCTACTTTGGATGGCATCGACACTATTTTGAATAGCAAAAAGTTCAAGGTTGATGAAGCTTACGTGAAGGCAGTTTGCGAGTTCGGTGCAAAGATTCAGCCTAAGACCGAATTTGAAGAGGATATGCTTGCGGTAGCAAAGAACTTCTATTGCTTCCAAGCGCAAGATGTATATGCTTTCTTCCTTGTGAAAGCCTATGAGGATAGCTTGAAGCCAGAGCTTAGTGTTCAGAAGGGCAATCAGGTGAAGGTATGCGGCAAAATCATTCAGAAGCGTTTCGAGGAATCCTACTACGGAGTAATGGAAATCAATACCATTCTCACCGATAAGGGGATTGAATGCGAACGATACGGCAAAGTTCCTACAATCGAGGAAAATGGTATTAAACGCACCACATTCTATGCTCTCGTTAAGGGAGTATTCAATGGCAAGATTAGCTTGGATAGAGCAACTAAGAATCCAAAGAAAGGTATTGAAGTCGTTGAAATCTAAAAGATATGAGTAAGCAAGAATTTCTAAGCAAGTGTTATGGCTGTGAGAAGTATAACACTTGCTACAACTCGAAGTTTGGTAGATTAGGCTGTAATGCCTATCTATCATATTTGAATACGAACAATTTTTAAAAGGAGATACAATTATGAATAGATACGCAGAATTAAAGAAGAAGCATCAGAAAGAGCTTAATAAATTGCCCATGAAAGCTGCTTTTGGTAAAGAGCAGTTCGAGAAAATGATGGAAGAGTGGGGGCTTACCACCAACGCCGAAGATATTAGTAAGATAGATATGCTCGTTGGTGGTTGCTATTGCTTAAAGAAAGATACCCATCTTTTCGAGGAGCACTTTCAGAGAACACAGACAGAGCTTGAAGAGTTCTTAAAGGATGATGATAATCTTAAATCAGCATTCAAATATGAGTTCTCTAACCATGAATGCGGATATACATATACACCGCAAGATGCGCTTCCTCCGCTTAATCTTACCTATGAAGAGGTTGAGAAGAATAAGCGTCTAAATAAGGTCTTTAATGAGGCTTGGTGTGAATATTTAGATGAATGTGAATAAGATATGTATAAAGAAGGCGATATTTTAACATTGGAGAATGATTGGAGAGGAGAACATTGTGTCTTCATCCTACATAAAGTACATAACGAAGATTGGATAGAAGCTCACGCTAAGTATTCTTTCATATTCGAAAAATTAGGAATAGGGGCAGGCAATACCTCTACGAATGTAAAGTACTCTACAGGGTATCTAAGGAAAGCAAATGATACAGAAAGAGACTACTTATTAGGGATAATGAAGGATAAGGGCTATTCTTATGATTTTAGTTCATATAAACTGCTACATTCATTCAATTATGAAAAAGGAAGAAATTAAGATATGAGAGCATTTGACGTACTTTTAGCCTTACATCGCTTGGATATGCGACAGGGCAAGGATTATCTTGAAGCTCCTGAAAAGAATGATTTGGAGCTGAATGTGATAGAAGGTAAGCTGAAACGGAATCATTGGTATTGGTGTGATTTCCATAAGCAGCCAATGCTCGGTGAGCCTTCGGTTATCCTCACTCTTGGCGGTGGGGATATTCAATATCTTTATGAAGTAGAAAAGTAAATAAATATAGATTATGTATCAGATAAATGTTATAACATATAGCACAGAGGTGAACAAAAAGAACGCTCTCCGCAAGATAGTGAACCGACAAAAGAAAATACTCGGAGGAAGGTTTGAAAGCGTGAAATTGGCAAGAAAAGCCTTGAAAGAGTTCTTTGAGAAGGATGGCAATGAAGTCAAAAAGAAGGGTAGTGAGACCTACGTTAAGACGTTATTCTTCGGTAATATTATGCTCGAAATGGAGTATAAGATAATCAAGTACAAATAGCTTATGGCTCGTTTCGCTCTCAGAAATCAGGAGAAGATAAAGCAAGCATTCGGGGAAGAAAGGTTGAATGAGCTTCTGAAAGCATTGAAGCTGTATTCAGCCAAGTACCCGAAATGGTCATTGGATGCAATCATCGAAGAGGGTAAACCTTATCCTTCTTTCGTAGTTGATAAGGTGGCAGTATTATACGTAACTCGCTTGGTGTATGACGTTTATCACGTTGCTCTAAAAGAGTTCTTATAAAGAAAAAGCACCGCCCTCGGAGATACGAATGAGGACGATGCTAAGTGTAAATAATAATTTTGTTTAACGTTGTGAGTACATAGGAGATACGCACTCGATACAACAATTAATGCAAAAGTAATAAAAAATATTTGGATAGCTCAATATTTCTTCGTATTTTTGCGAATTATTAACATTAAGATAGGGGATAATGACTATGAGTAAGGAAGATTTAATCAAGTTCTGCCGATACTTCAAAGGTGAAGCAGAAAACCCTTGGAAAGATAGCATTGAAGCACTTCTTTGGGAATGGGAAAAGAAATGGGTGGAATTTACATTGAAGGTTTATAAAGGACAACAGAAAATGTACCTTAACGAAATGTTGAATGAGTATATTGCGGTAGGGTTAAGAACCTTCAATGATACAGATGATACCCCTGCTACATTGAAAGCTCTTTTGTTCAACCGCTACCTACATCTTAACAAACTCCCAATGAAGGAAGGCGTTGAGAGCTTCAAGGATTTTTATGATAAGACGTACTACAAGAAAAGCCCTCGTGAATAATGGGGGCTTTTCTTTATTTGTATGGATAACCACCGATATACGGAAATGGAAGTACATCTTGATTTATCACTTCAACATCTATATACCAGGTATTACCGCTTTTTTCTACCTTGGTAACTCTAAATGTAGTTCCACGCTGTAGGATGATTTCACTCTCACTTCCGAAAGTAGATTGTTTTGCGATTCCATCCCAAGAGCGACCCGAACCATTTCCGAAGCTCGAATACGGCTCAGCATACATCATCTTCGTTCCTCTAGGTGCATAGATATTGGTAATAACATTTCCACCAAAACCTTTTCCTTTTGCCACACCAGCAGAGGTAAAAGCTCCTTCCGTACCTTCTTTACCAACAAGAGCCATGATTTCAGCATCAGTAGCGGAAGCATAATTGGATAAGCCGTATTTTTTAAGCTCAACCATACCTCCGCCTCGTTGTAGCCAAATATCCTTGTCATAGTATGATTTATTGATGATGCTTTCCATTAATGGAATTCTATCTAAGCCAAGCTGTGTGTCTGCTGCTGAACCATAGTAGGTGAGACCTCGCAATGGTTCGTTGATATTGTGATACGAGCTCGTATAACCAAAGATAGCATTTTTTTCCTCATCGGTTGCATTGCGCCATACCTCGCCACATTTTGCTCTAAGAACATCATCAGCATCTTTTGTGTTTTTTGCCCAAACAGCCGCATCTTTTCTCGCTTGTGAATAAGCGTCGGCATCGAATGGGATTGAACCATTTCCGCTTTTATTTGCTGCTCTCTTAGCTTTTAACTGAATGAGTGAGTTCTTCTTATCTTGCGCCTCTTGGATAAGCTGTTTCGCCAAGTCTTTATCTTGTGCGACCATAGCATTTTTGAGGTCAAAGAGTATCTTGTGATAGACTTTACTCTGGGTACTATAGCCTTTTACGTCAGCATAAGCTTTATTGATATTTATCCAATCAATCGCCGTATTTACCTCATCGAGCTTTTTGAGATATGCTGCTTGCGATACCTTCCAAGTGGCATACTTCTGCTGAACCCCGTGCATATTGCCGCCAAGGAAATCAATAGCTTCAAATTGTAGTTTCTTCGCTTGCTGTTCAAGCGTCAAGCTTTGCCATTGAGCCAACTTCGCTTCTACGGCATCATATACTCCGTGCAATTCCTGTGACGTGAACTGCTTATGCCACTTATTGACATCAGGGATGAGAGTGGAAAGTGATAGCTCGTCTTTTTTGATAGCAGAAATGGCGTTTGCGAGCGTTTTTGCTTCTTTCCTTGCCAATGTATAGTTAGCAGACTTTAATGCGCTTAGAACGGAAGAAACATCGGTCTCTCCGTAATTAGTAGCCACCTTCATAACATTCATTGCAACCTTGCGGTCAGTCCATGCAAGTTTGGTCTGATAACCTCGTTTGAATCTATCAAACAAAGAAGCTATCTCAGAAGCACTCTTTTTGTCCTTGATTGCATAGCGGATAGCATAGTAACGTTCAAAGAGGTCTTGGCTCTTTATATCCGTAACAGATTTGCTTCCGAGCAGATTATGAACCAAGCCATTGTAATAGTCACGTCTATGCTTATCCCATCGGCTCTGTATCTTATCTATCTGCTCTTTAGTTCTAAGGGCGTGGCGTTCCTTTGCCTTCGCAAGTATAAGCTCCCTAGAAGAAACCACCTTTAACCCCAATTTCTTGCGGTCTGACGGGCTTAAAAGATGTGCCCAATACTTTGTGTTATCTTGCAAATGCCAAGCCAATTTACCCCTCATTCCTGCCTTCACTATAGCTTCGGAGTTATCCTTGATGTACTGATTGTACTTTTCGGGCATGGTGAGCACGGCAAAAGGGGATACGTAGTTGCTCATATCCTCGCCAGCCATCAAGCGTTTATAAAACTCCTTCTTCTCCTCGCCTTGTATGGTGATAGGGTCTGAGGTGCAGATACATTGAGGATGCCAAGAAATCCATACGTAATCTTTTGGATAGCGACCTTCGAGGTCATTGCATATATCATCAATATTGTGCTGTGGTGATACGTGTATATACTGACCGATAACGAATGGTTCGTTCTGCCATCGTTCATTTCTTGCCTTGTGATATGCGGAATTTATCTCCGTCCTTGCTACTCTGAGAGCGTTCTTTCTCGCTGAGCGGTAAACACCCATGCCTACCTTCTCCAATGGCTCTTCAATGAAGCGCACCTTGCCGTCAATGATTCTACGTCTGCGCCAAGTCACCACATCTTTCTTCTTTCCGTTCTTCTGAACCTTGATGGTATGATAACGGCGATACATCATATCTGGGTCGTTGAGATACCTTCGTATGCTCTTGCCTATTTCCTCTGCTGATGAGCCTTTTTTGATTCCGTCCGCAATGGTATTACTCATAGCCATTTCAAACTCACTCTTCGTCTGTTGGCAGTAGTTCCAAACAGTCTGAGCGAGATTCAATCCATTCTTTGTTTTTAAACGATTTGCAATAAACGTGGCTGCGGCAGTATCTCGTGCGACCCTTATAGCTTTGTCAGTAAGCACGGAATAACCGCCTATAACCATTTCATCGTGGTTATACGCCAACGCAACGCCATCGGTGATACCGCTCTTGTAGCAAAGAAGGCTATTTTGATAGTAATCATTAAAGATGTCGTCCAAACGAGCCTTTAACTGCGGAAAGTTATCAAAGTTAAAAAGCGCATCATCTTCGAGCACATCTTCTCCATAGCCAAGAGAGGTGAGCTTCTTGACATAATCGCTGTATAATCTGCCCAACCGCTTATTATAAACGGCGAACAGATTATTCAGTTGTTCTTTCTGCTGTTTTGATGTGAGCTTCTTTGGCATAGTTATTCTTCTTCCTCTTCTTCATTAGAAACTGACTGACTTCCACTTGCGGCACTACCAAGTCCCGAAAGGGCTGCTTGCTGCGCCAACGCCTCTTGCTGCTCCTCCTTAATCTCTTCCTCGACCTTATCAGGGTCATCATTGAGAGGGTTCAGCTCGATAGCACGGCGATTAGAGGTAGATTTCGCACCACCATTGGATGAAGTGATAAGTTGCAACATTTCAACATCATTCTTTGGCAGATATGGCTTAAAGACTGGCTCAAAGTCAATCTGCTCAGCAACACTTTGGTCGATACCCTTTACGTAAACTCCCGTATTACAGATGCCGTTAGCTACGATATTCGAGCGGCGAGTGAACATTTCGCCGAACATTTCTGTCTTTAAATCTGCTTTCATATAAGGAGCGGTGAACATCAAACGAATAGCCGCACCCGAGGTATTGCTGCCCAAAGTCTTCATATTCTCAAAGCTGATGTCTGCTGTTGAGGTAAATGAATAGATGATATTGAAAAGGTAAGCGATTTCACCCTTCACACTCTCAGGTGATTTATCCCAAGAAAGAACGTTCATACTTGAATCGTTACCACCTACGAATACAGCACCTTGCTCGCCCTTCTCAGCGAAGCCTTCCAAACGACCCTTGATAAAGTATTTAGGCGTGCCGAAATAGTCATTTGTATCACCCCAATTAGAGATACAAGTCTCCACTCTATCAATAGCCCATTGAACATCTTCCCACTCAGCTTGGTCTTGTCTGTAGTAAACGACAGGAACTTTTGTGAAGCCATGAGGTAGGGCAGAAATAAGCTTCCAACCTGCGCCATCAATATTAGTGTACTGATAGCACAATCTATCTGTATATACATCAAAATGTAGCTCAGATTTTCCAAGCTCATCATATACATAGTACTCACGGGCGAAGCCATCCATGATATGGAAATCGTTGAAATGAGGGTAGAGCTTATCGCCGTTTGAAGGAGAAAGCAACTGAACTCTGATTTCGCCTCGAAGCTTTCCCTCTGCGTCTGTTGGCATATACCATAACTCGGCGCACTCACATTCCTTGAAGAGGGTACGGGCAAGTCGCTTATCGAAGTACTTCATCTTGTTGTCGTGATAGCAATGCATGATGCCGTCATATAGCTTCTGCTGCTTATCATTCATCTTCTTTATATCAACACCATGTGCCGTAGCTTTATAGGTAACGGCATTCATAAGCAAGAAACCCACGGTAAGATTTACGATTGACTTCTGAGCAGGAATAGCGATTCTTACTGGCTCAACTTTCTTATCCTTATAAATCGGTTTCTGTGTGATAGGGTCATACTGACCCGTAGGTACTTTGATTCGTTTCTTAGGACGGAAATCCTCATCAAAGATTTTATGCTTTGACGGATTCCATTGTTCTTCAAGCACACTCAATGGTGTCTTAAAGCCTTGTTTTCGTGCGGTCAATACCGAGCGGACTGTGTTCGCATCTTGTATTGATACTATCTGTTCTATTGCTCTCATATATGAATATTTTTTGTTATAACAAGGCAAAGTTAGCAATAATATAACTTATATAGGTATAAAGAAGAAAACCTGTGTAAACAAAAGAAAAACGTCTATTTCGGCGGTCTTCCAATGTGCCAATGATTGCACTCACTACAAAGATATGCGGTGTAACCGAGCAGCCGCTTTTTCTTTATGTATCTTGCGGCTGCCTTCTCATTATCAAAGGATAGTTTGGCTACTCCTCTGCTATTATAGTGGGAGCGTTTACGATGATGCTCCCTAGGTTGTTTATCATATATTCGTTTCATAAGCATTTCGATTTTAACCCATCAGACCGAGGATGTCGGCGGCTTGCATTCCGCTGCCATAATCGCCCAATAACTTTTCCATGACAACATATCGGCATGCATCTATAGCGTGATTATACATATCTATAGGCTCATTAAGCCACTTTCCTTCCTTGTCTTGGCGGTAGGTATAATTGTTAAATTCCCTTCTTACATTTGTAGAGCGTTTTGTTATATGAATTGTGTATTCTTGCATCTTCATAATACCAGCTTGAATAGAACCTGCGAACTTCTTTACAGGTTTTATATCAATACCAGCATTATAGATTTCATCAATCAGACGAGGGTCGGCACTCTCTGATATTACCTCAATGTTTTTTTTATCCTCTTTCAATACTCTGATAATATCAGAAGCAAGCATTTCTGTCTGATAGCATATTTCATCTATATAGATAATCTTTCCGTAGATATATACATCAACAATCGCTGTAGGGTCATTGGAGTAACCGAAGTCAATAGCTCTGTATCGGTGTCTGTTCGCTTGAATAGGAATATAATCATCAATAACTACATTCTTAAAAATCAAGCCCTCAACCATAGAGCGCAATCCTAAGCCATAGATACGCCAAAGGCTCGGATTCTTCCATCTAAGGCTCTCAATCTCAGCAATAACCTTTGGTTCGAGGAAAGGATTATCCTTATAGGTGGATATAAACCAATAGGTGCTTTTCTCCTCATTTACCTGATTTATCCAATGGTCTTCTGAGAAGGAAGGGTTATAATCAAGGATAGAGAACTCCGTGGTACGCATCTGTAGCTGCTGCCATTCGATGAAAGAAAGCTCATTCGCCTCATTTACGAAAAGTATCTTACGCTTAGAACCACGCACCTTCTGCTCGTTATCGGTGGAGAAGAACTCAATCCAAGAGCCGTTAGGGAAAGTATAAACGAACTCCGATTTATTCATGCACTTATCATCCCACCAACCAAAGTTGAGCATTATATCCTTAAAATCACGATAGACAGTTCGTTTAATGGAAGGCATACCAGCACGAATGATAGAAACGGTCGTTCCAGCATAGTTGAAGCAAAGCATACAAAGGAACTGCACAACCGAGTAGGTCTTGGCAGAACGTGAACTTCCTTGAAGAGAGCAAGTTGTGAACCCTGCTTCCTTCGCTGCTTTCACCCTCATGTAGTTCTTTGCTAAATATACGTGCGGCATATCTCTATTATCCTTTATCTACTCTTATTTCTTTATTTCATCAACTGTGACTAAGGTATCGTTGTGCGAACCGCCATGTGCTACGATAAGAATCTCTTTACATACCGCTCCGTTACATCTTCCTATTCCTTGTGTATTCCAACCACAAGAAATACAGATACCTTCATTCTTTAATATTCTTGCAATCTCCTTCTTACATAAAGACCAATATTTGGCATTAGAGACATTTATCTCCAATTTCTCTTTACCAAAATCCTTATATAGCAAAGATGCTTGTGTAACACTATAAGGTGGGTCGTATAATACCATATCAGCAGAATTAGATTTCTGCCCTTGAAGGAACTTTAATGCGTCAAGGTGATACTGAGTATCGCAGTTCGGATTTAAGTCATTGCGAATTGTTCCGAGCTTGCAATCCTTTGCGAATGGGTCAATAATAACACCACCTTTATTATATTTATCAAAAAGTTCTTTGATTGGCTTTATACCGAAAGTATCACCACTTGGCATAGCCCATTTCTTCTGTATTTTCATATATTTATTCTCCTATATTTTTATCTGGCTCAGCATCCTTCTTTTCCTTCTCTTTCTGAATCTCAGCGAGAATCTTCTGATACTCTTCATTATTGGTAACAACATGTACTTGCAATGGGTCTTGCTTAATCTGCTCACCCTTGCTTGTAAGGTCAATGCGCTGAATCTTTCCGTAGGCTCTATCAATAACTCTTTCGAGTACATCAAGTCCTTTCTTATCAAGTATTCCCTTGGCAATAATGCGTTGCATCATCGGGCGTGACTTATCAGCCAACACCGCCTTCAATTCGTCTTCGGGCAGCGTAGCGATATACAGAAAAGACTCTGCGATAATCTGAGAGGAAGGCACTTCATAGCCCTTCTCCTTCATTTCCTCGATGAATAATGACATCGTCTTAGGCTTTGGTGGTCTGCCCTTCGGGTTACCAACTCCACCTTTCTTAAACTTACCTTTTTCAAGGTTTGCAAGCTGTTTTTTACGCTTGCTTTCATCTCTTGATAATGGCATATTAATAACTTTTATTCCTAATTTATTCCCAACAATAGCTTTTATTTAAGAAAAGCACCTTTATTTTCTTCTTCCTCTGCTGCCATATCTCGGCACATCTTCAGTACATTAAAGTACTCTCCAAGATTATTATTATAGAGCAGCTTTGCTATCTGTTGAACAAAAACAGCCTTACGCCCATCTTGTTGTAGCTTCACCACTTCGCAAGCTGGCATCATCAAAAACTGCTCCATGATTTCAACCTTTTCCTTGGAGGAAAGAAGCTTCTTGGTAGGAAGCAGAAAACCTACTTCCTCCAAGATTTTTGTTTTAACTGACTTAACCTTCATACTTATCACCATTTACGAGGTTCATAAACTCAGCCCTCACTTGTGGGTCGTCTTTGAAAGCACCTTCAAGATAAGAAGAGGTCATAATGCCCTTCTTCTTTGCGCCTCTGAACTCTTTGCAAGAATGATGCCCCTTCATAACGAGAGCAATACCAAGTGGTGGATATTCGCTACCGAGAGCCTCTTTCAGCATATCTACGATGTCATGTACCAATCGTTCCTGTATCTGTAAGCGAGCGGAGCAGTAATCAACCACACGACCAATCTTAGAGATACCGATAATCTTGCCCTTTGGGTTCGGAATATATGCGAACCAATACTTGCCCCAAAACCAAACACAATGATGTTCGCAGTTGGAATGGAAATCGCCTTGGTCGATAACCATGTTATCATAGACGATACCGTCATCATTGTTATCAAAGGTGGTAATCTTCGGCTTCTGTGAAGGGTCATAACCTCTGAATATTTCTTTCCACATTCTGATAATGCGGTCAGGTGTGCCCTCTAAGCCCTTGCGGTTAGGGTCTTCACCGATATACTCCAAGAGTTCTTTGATATGCTTTTCTGCTGTTTCTTTTGTAATCTTAGCCATATTATTTACCTTTCCAATATTCTTTATAATCTTGTTTCTCCTCCTCATTAGGCTCATATACCTCATAAGAAGTACCGCATTGCATACAATGATAGTAATCCACTACGGAATCATCATCCTCGCTGCGGTCACCTGATGAATCCCAACAAAGTTTCCCACCGCAATAAAAGCAGATAGGACGATACTTTGTCTTGGTTTTCTTTTTATTCTTGCTCATAGGCGAAATGATTTATTTCACATTGAGAATCTTCTGCTGCTGTAAAGAAAGCCGCCATTTAGGGTTAGCCTCTACGAAAGCAACTGTCTGTTTCAGAATCTCAGCATTCTTCTTCGCATCGCCTGTATCACAAGGCTGAACGTAGTAGTAATCAGCATCAATATTGCAATCGGTAATCTCGTGCTCACCATCAAAGACAACCTTTACCTCGGTAGCAATCTTAATGATAGGTTCTGCGCCCTTAACGAATAAGCACTTAGGAGAGCAAGTAACCCAGTTGATACCACCTGGAATCTTGTGCGTTCCGTTGGTCTCCACAGCAATATAGTAGCCCCAATTTTGGAGAAGGGTAGTAAGCTCCTCATCCACTTGCAATGTAGGCTCACCGCCCGTAAATACAACGAACTTGCAATCAGGTGAGAGCAACTGAATCTTATTCAGAATATCAATAGCCCCCATTTCCTCAGACTTCTTAAAGTCAGTATCACAGAAAGGGCACTTTAAATTACAACCCGAGAAGCGGACAAAGATAGCCGCTCTGCCTGCATGTCTTCCCTCACCTTGGATAGAATAGAAGATTTCATTTACCTTGTACTTAGCCATTAGAGAGCCTCCTTTCCGTCAATCTTATCATCGTCACAATAAACGGCGATATTGCCTTCACTCTCCTTTACCTGTGCCTTGTAGCACTCTGGGAACTGAGCAACAATCCATTTGGCGATATTCTCAGCAGTAGGATTGAAAGGCAAAAGCTCGTTGAGGTTGCCGTGGTCGAGGTAGCCGTGAATCTTCTGCTTAATATGCTTGAAGTCCATCACCATACCATCTTTGTTAGGCTCTTTTGCCTTGCAATAGACAGTAACTATCAGATTGTGCCCGTGAAGGTTAGCACACTTGCTTTCATAGGAGAGATTCAACTTATGGCAAACCGCAATCTCCATTCTTTTTGAAACGTAATACATAATTTTCCTTTCTTTTATTTTGTTATTTCAATTTTTATTCTTAATTTTGCGACCGAGAAGAATAAATCGGGTGGGTCAGTACACTGGCTGCTCGATTTCACGCTTATTCTTCAAAGGCAAAGAGGTGTACCTGCTTTGCTATTCTTTGTCTTATAACTTATGGCGATGAACATTGCCTGATAAGCCAACAACAATAACTTCTTTTAAGTTACCTCTTTCATTTCCTTTTGCATGAGTGAGATACATAGAAATTTGGTCTTTGACATATTCCTTTGTCATAGCCTTGTTATTCTGTATGAGGATAGCAACCTCTGCTCCTTGCTTTGCAGCACTCTTCAATGCATTCTCTACCTTATAGGCACTCGCCGAGTTGATGGTTTTCATATCCATCACGGCGTGCTCTTTGAAGCCATCAGTCTTCTTCGCTCCCGTTATATACGACATTTCGCTCATCAAATATACACGATAACCCTTTTTAGCAAGAACTTCTGCGGCATACATTTCCTTATTGGTATTCGGGTCAGCAATCTTATTATGGTTGTTATGTACCACATAATAACCGCCACTTTTATCGAAGTAGCTATCTTTATAGTTGCCCGTAGAGACGATGGCTTGAAATTCTGATTCTCTCTTAGCCATCGTCTTAGGGTTACCCGAATAGTTTCGTGTACCTCCGCTTGCCTTACTCATCCTCGTATTCGGTTGGGTCTGAAATACCTGCATCACGGAGAGCTTCCTTGCGTTCCATACAAGTACCACACTTACCGCAATGCTTCTCACCGCCTTTGTAGCAGCTCCAAGTTTCAGCGTAGTTAATGCCAAGCTCCTTGCCGTGGCGAGCAACATCAGTCTTCGTAATACTGGTATAAGGAGCATCAATGGTAATACCCTCGTAAGTACCATTCTTCATTGCCTCTGACATAGCATCAATGAAGCCCTTGCGGCAGTCTGGATAGATAGCGTGGTCGCCGAAATGGTTAGCAATAAGCACCTTCTTCAATCCATTACTCTCTGCGATACCGCAAGCGATAGAGAGCATAATGCCGTTACGGAAAGGAACTACGGTCGATTTCATGTTTGCATCATCGTAATTACCTTCGGGGATAGCTTCTGCGCCCTCAAGGAGAGACGACTTAAAGTAGTCGTGGATAAAGCCAAGTGAAATAACAATATGCTTAATACCAAGTCGCTCACAATGCAACTTAGCAAAAGGAATCTCCTTCTGATTGTGGTTAGAGCCATAATCAAAAGAAATAGCGAGAGCAATGCTCTCTTTCTTTTCATGCAGAAGAGTTACCGAGTCCATACCTCCTGATACAATAATCAATGAATCTTTCATAATCTATAAATTTTTATCAGCGTAATGCTGGAATTTTAACCATTCTTTAAAGTTATATAAAGTAAGAGCTTCTTTATCTCTCACCATCTTGTATTTAACTCCCTTATCTCTAAATGATAAACGTTTTATGCTACCATTTTCAAATTTAGAAGCTTCTCCAAATCGCCCCCCTACAGTCCATGTTGTGGAATCAATGGAATCGAATCTATATTTTTGTAGATTATCAACCCTTGTATATCCCAACCCATGAACCTTACATCCATTCTTATGAGCTATCCCTATCATGTAAGGAAATAATGCCTCAAATTTAGATGTGGGCATTTCTTTTGCTGCTATTCCACCAATGGCAATATAAGGATATTCTTTTATCATTTGTAGATAATACTCTTTTCCTCTCCCTATATGCCATACAGGTATTGGCTTGCGATGAGTCTTATCTTCAATCCGCTGTCGTAGCATTTCTACATATCTGAGACCTTTAATCTTATCAATGTCCAACTCAAAGAATAGTCTTATATCGTTTTCTATGATAAAATCGCAATATCTATCAACATAGCTGAGCCAATCTATATTTCCGTGCTTTGCGGCATTACTCATGAATGTGAATGCTCCACTATCCAAGAGAAATGATGCAAACTTTGGAATCAACGGCTTCTGCCAATCTCTTACGGAATAGAATGATTCAAGAGCAAATACCTCGTTTGCTTTAATATCTCCATTTAAGAGATAAGGCTTTACTCCCGATATGCCACTAAGATAAACCTTCATAAGCGAGCACGAGCGTACTTCATAAAGCGTACCCACTCGCCGAAATTATGTGCAGCAACCAACTTTGAGCGAAGTTTCTTGCCCTCAGGTGCTTTGGTTTTATCCATAGTTCCGTTCTTGGCATTGAACTTATATATAGAACCGCTCATATTGCCATAAAGCCAAGCTGTAGAATCCACGGAATCAAAGTGATACGTATGCAATCCTCTGATATTTGTATATCCAAGAGCATGTATCTTGCAGCCATATTTATGTGCTGTCTTTACGAACCAAGGAAATAACTTCTCATATTTATTGATAGGTATCTCTTTAGTCACGATACCACCGATAGCCACATAAGGGTAATTCTTGCACATTTCAATAAAATACTCTTTTCCTCGTGACTTATGCCAAACGGGGATAGGCTTACGTCCACTTAATCTTTCGAGCTTTTCACGAAGTCTTTCAACCTCTTTGATACCAACAACGGAATCAATATCAAGCTCAAAGAAGTTCTTTACGTTCCACTTCTTAATGAATGCAGCATATCCTTCTACGTATTTATCGAAATCAACTACACCTGCTCCCGACATAAATGTGAAAGCACCACTATCTAATAGGAAATTCTGAAAATTGCCTATCAATCGAGGAAACTCTTTATTATTCTGTAGATAATAGTAAGTTTCCAATATATTTAATCCTTCCCAATCGGCATCCTTGACGTTCTTTAATGGGGGTTCGCCTGCTAAAAAAACACCCATAGCCTTTTCATAAACATAGGGTCTGCTTAAAGTCCCTGCTATATATAATTCCATACTAACACTTTTCCAAAACTTACTAAGATTTCCAATAAGCCCTCCCGCAAGATAGACTTCCATATCTCTATTATTTTATTTCCACACCTTCGTATTCGGAAACGGCAGACTTGATAATCTCCTTAATCTCATCTACCTTATCTTCCAACTCTTGTGGAATATGGACGGAGAGCTTAATATCTTTAACTTTGCTCTCGGTATTTTGAGCATCTTCAAATAGCTCATCAATATCGGTATCGTTTTCATCAGTATTGAGAAAAGAGCAATCAACACCCCAATCCTGCAAATCATCGGTTTCCCATTCACCATTGGCAAGCTCATCCCAATCCCAATTACCAGCTTGCACGTTATCCTTGATAGCATACTCCTTAATTTTCTGAATTGGGGTATCGGTCTTCAAGACGAAACAAGGCAGCTTATCGAAGTTCGTATTCCCACCGATGCGTAACTCGTTAGCCACTCTGAGGCGCATATTACCGCAGATGGTGACGTATGTACCATCCTCCAAGCCATAAACCATCAAAGGCTTGTACTCTAAGAACTCTGGGCTATCGGCGAGTGACTTGACGAGCTTGTCGTGCTCGCTCTCCTTTAAGTAGCGAGGGTTCTTTGGAACGCCATCAATCTGCCCCTCATTATAGAGGAGCTTTGTAATGTCAATCATTTCACGAAAACCCAGCTTTACAAGAAGCTCATCCTTTGCGATGGATGGGTTCTGTGAGATTCTCTTTTCTCTTGCCATAACTTTACCATTTAATAATTATTATTTGCAAAGTTACGGAGATTATTCGGGTTTTAATAGAAAATAATAGATTGTGTGTAAACAAATAAAAAAGCTACCCATATAATGAGTAGCCTTTGGAGTTATTATTAAATTCAATAAAGTGTCAATCCCATTGCTTGCGAAGAATTATCTTCTTTACTTTAAAACCTTTTTCCTCATACATACTGGCAATTCTTGTCGCTCCGTATTCATCAGTAGCAAAAGGTTCTTTTGTTTCTGTTACATTAAAAATAGCCTTTTCTTTTGCTTTTTTGTATTCTGAATCTGAGAGCTTTTTGATTTCTTTCTCAATCGAAGGTTTCGGCGAATATGCTTTACCCGTTGCATAGACAGTCAGCGTTCCGTCTTTTTCATTAAAAGAGAAATCATCCAAATCGCCATATCTCATATAATGAACATTCCATCCTTTAAACTCTTTATCAAAGGATTCATTAAACTTATCTTTTATTGATGAATTAACTTCTTCAATAGAAGGGGAGTTTGGAATATTCGTTGTTCTGCTTTTTGCTGCCGCAGAAGCAGAAATTCCTCTTGTTGAACCACTATTTTTTGCCATATTATTATTTTATTTTTCCAGCTTTTGCGAGCTTATCAAACATTTGAATAATAGACTTGCTTTTACCTCCTGTCTTATATCCATTGATATAATAGGTAACCATTGACTTATAGCCGCTCTCCTCATATTCTCTTACGATATTTGCGGTCTTACCATTTCTTTCAATAGTACCTACACTAATAGAATCAGTTTCATTCTCTCTATACTTATTCCAAGTAATAGAACCTTCTTTTTTCTTATTGAAGGTAACATCAGCCTTCTCCTTAATCTCGTTAAATTTAGAAGGTTCAAACTTCCAAACAGCAGCAACGGCTTTCGTCATTGTCTCTACATTCTCATTCGCTGCGTCATTCTTTAAGAACTTAACCTTATCGTTCCATAATGTCTTAGAGTTAATGGAATCTATCAAAGCGTTGATTGCTGATGATGTAGTTGCATTAGCAACGCTCTGTGTTCTGCTCTGCGCAGCGTTGTTGCTGCTTATGGTGTGAGTACCACCGCTTGACTTGCTCATATTCTTTATATTTTAATTGTTATTTTTATTTTGTGCAAAGATAATCAATTCTTATTCGATTGAGATATAATTATTATCTATTAAGTAAACAAATCTATCTCAAATCAAAAAGCGAACAGATATAACCTCTCTTTGCAAAAGGGCAAGTATCACCTTCTATACATATCTGACAGCCCATTGATGATGTAAAATGAGCCTTTCTAAATGTCTTTTCTTTTCTTTTGTTCTCTGTCTCCATTGTTGTATCTCCTTTTATCATTACGCTATTAATTATTGCCTTTTCCATATTTTTGTTCCAATTCATCGAATGCTTCATTCAATGAATCAGCGTAGAAAAACGTAGGGTTCTTTGCGGTATATAAATCCCCTACCTTGATATTCTTTATTGCCTTGTGATTCATTACTACGCAAGCTTCAAATCTAACAATATCAGAATTGAAATCAATATTCAGGGCAACCCATGTGCCGTTTTTAAGTTCTATCATCAAGTTCTGAACAAATACATAAGTATAGTTCTTCTTATCTAACTTTGCCAAAAACTCCTTATACTGCTTATTAACAGCCTCGTTAGCAAACTCATTCATATTAAACTTTTTCATTGTCGTATCTCCTATTTTTAAATTGTTAAACTTCTTGTTTCTTATTTACATTCGCAAAATTAATAAAAATATCTCAAACCACCAACAGTTTTCGGGAATAATATTAATATATTAATAGTAATTAATATAAAACAATGGATTCTTATGATTATATTAAGACATTTTTAGACTTCTCGTAGATTCTTATACCTATTATATATTATATATAAGAAAAGCAGCTACCTATCACAGGCGGCTGCTTATAGACTAAAAACTAACTATTATTTTCATTTAACCAAATCTTAACCAATACATATAGTTATGACACCTCAGAACCTATATTCCACAATTCCTGTTTTGCTGATGCAAAGATACAAAAGAAAGCGAGATACAGCAAATAAATGCCATATCTCGCATAAACAATCTTACTTTTCCTCAATCTGTTTAGAGACGTTATCTTCTCGGAAGTCCTCAATCTGCTTGGAGAAAGGGGTGAGCTTATCAAGCTGCGCCTTAACAGAGAACTCTTCACCGATGAAGGCAACACCTTCGTGAATCTTCTGCAAGGCGGCAAGCTGCTTCTTGGTAGTGACAACGGGGTTGATATAGATGCAACCTCTATGGGTCTGGGCAAACCGCCGACACTCAGTACCGCCGCCATAGATAACAAATAGCGGTTCTTTGCCCTCTGCCCAATCGCTTGCGATGGAATATTCAAAGGCGAGGTTATTCAGTCTATCCGAATATCCACGGGTAGCGAAGGCACGCCATCCACGAGGTACGCCAATCATATTAAGGCGATAGAACTTCTGCGCCACGTTGAGGTCAACGAAGATACCGATACCCTTACCTTGCATACAACGGGCAATCCAACGTTTCTTGTAGATAGCCTGCAAGCCGAAAGATACGGGCATTTCATTATAAAGGGAGAAGTTCGGTTCAACGATAACGGCAGGGTGATGCTGCAATATCTTCTCAGGGTGCTCGTAGATAGCCGAGAAGCGGTAATCATCGGTATAGAAGTGCAAAGAGCCTTCGCCATTGAGGTTGAAGGTTCTCTTCTGTTCGCCGAAGCAAAGGAAGGGTGACTGGCACTCCTTGGCTTGCATATCCATATCGAGTGTCGGAATCTCTAAGTCATTGTCCGTTGGGAAGAGCTGGTCGGGCAGGGTTAGCTCATAATCTGTTCTTTTCATTCTTTGTTGCTTTTTAAGAGTTTAACGATTTGGTTATATATAGATAAGGTATACTTATCCTTTGACTGAACGTATTGCATATACTTTCGTGCTTGGTTGATGACGTTTGCTCTGGTGCGGCAGAGTAGACGAGCCGAGCGGTCGGGGTGAATGCAATAATCACGGCTTATGAGGCAGTATAGCCCTCTAAGGGTGTTGAGTTTGACGGTCTTCACCGTAGAGCAGAGTTCCATGAAGGTAACCTTGCCTACCTCACATACCGCTTGCATGATGCGGTCGGAGATTTCGTACTGTTGATACTGATTGTATATCATACGCTATTACTTATTATTTGGTTACTAATAGAAAATATGATGCAAAGTTATAAAATTCTATTAAAAAGCGAATAAAAACTATTAATTATTTTAAATTTATTAATAGAAAATTTGGTAGTTTCACAGATTTTTATTAATTTTGCGGTGTGTTTCAGAAAGAACACTATCACCTAGCGAGCTTATGGGGAGCTTTCTAACGTGTAAGAGTTTGGATTTACGTGAGCCGCAAGGCTACTAAATACGGAGCAGCAGAGAATCCCCATTTCTTTGCTGCTCTTGACTTTTTAAAGCATCTGTAAAATGGAGATACGCAGAAAGATATTGAACGATATGTATTGCAATCCCGAACTGAGGAAGGCAATCGCATTTTCCCTTTTCATCAAGACAAGGGTCAAGTCTTCTGCCGTGCAAAGATGGAGTATCAATAAGCTTCACGAAATCACGGGAGTAAGTGCCTGTGCTGTGCGTAAGCGTATTGATACATTGAAGGCTCTGGGCTTGGTTGAGTTCACGGGCAAGAATAATCGTTGCCTTGTCTTCAAGTCTCTGAAAAGTCATACCTCTCACAGGAACGTCCTCGTTCCTAATATCGAGTTTATTTCAAGGAATGATTCTAAAAAGAATGCCTATGCACAGAATGTAAAGTTCATAGAAGATACCTTATCTGCTATGCTTATCATTGATGTACAGAATCGAAAGAACTACGCAAAGCAAATGATTCAGCAGACTAAGTACCCTAAAGGCTTGAAAGAGTTGAAGGCGGCTAAGAAGGCTTGTAATCGTTTTGGCTACGGCGATAAGTTCAGAGAGAATGGTATATCATATAAGTATATAGCTGAGAAATTAAGCGTAAGCGTACAGAAAGCCTTTGATTTAGTAAAGTTTGCGGTCAAAAACGAGATTTTATGCAAATATAGAAACATAGAAAAGCGTTTTTTATCCTCTATTGACTACATAAAGGATATGATACTCAATAACTATACTTATATCAAGGGAGGGGTTATCTGTAGGGTGTATGCTAATACTTATGAGGTTAAGGCTGGCTCGCCTTCGGCTCGCTTCGCTGGTATGGTATATAATTAGATTATAAAAAACTAAGATTTTGTTTAACGTTTAAAATAATAGGAGATACAGAAAATGATGTCAGAAAAACAATACGAGGTAGCTCGTAAGGGTGTTATTGTTCAACTTAGAACTGCTCAGAAGCTTCATTGCAAGCACATGGAGCAGAAGTATAAAGAGGCTTTAGAGAAGCTTCAAAAGAGATTCTTAAAGCCTGATGCCGTGGGCTGCTTCGATTTGGGTGCAAGGGTATCAAATAGTTATTATCATCTTTAAATGGTTAAGGTTATGGAAGAAAAGCTTAATATAGTGGAAATCCTAAAGGATAAGCCGCTAGGAACTAAGTTATATGACTTATTGTATAATGTGGATGTAGAGTTAGATACAATCAACATTACAGATACAGAAACAGTAGTTTGGTGTACAAATGAGACCGATAATAATACTACTTGCCATCGTGGCTATTCCGAATTTGGTACAGTAAGAGGATGTTCTGATGGTTTACAGATTCTCCTTCCTTCAAAATCAATGCGTGACTGGCGCAAGTTTTCTTGGAAGAAGGGCGATGTACTTATCAGTAATGATGGTAAGAAAGAAGTCTTCTTTAACGGATTCACAGATGATACCTATGCCTTATTTAAGGCAAAGCACGGATTTGAAGTCCTTTCAGATGGAAATACCATATATCTTGCGGATGAAGATGGTATTGCAACGAGTGATTACACTCTCGAAACCGAGGAGGCAGCCAAGACCTACATCAACACCATCGAGGAGCGTTTGGGTGGAAAACTCAATCGTGAGACCCTTGAAGTAGAGAAGGCTCAGCCAGATTTCAAGGATGGGGATATTCTCTCCAATCCTAGTACTGCTCTACCAAAAAATCATATTTTTATCTTTAGTAAATTTGATAAGCATAAAGATTTTGAACACCACGTAGCCCTTACAGCTTCAGGAGAGATTACCATCCCAACGTCTCATGGTATTTGGTGTCGTAAAGATAGCGGTGTAAAATATGCCACAGAAGAAGAGAAAAAACTGCTCTTCTCAGCTCTAGAAAAGGAGGGCAAGGCTTGGGATGCTGAGAAGAAACAGATTGTGGACTTGAAGCCAAAGGTTGAACTCAAGCCATTTGACAAGGTACTTGTTAGAAATGATAAAGAAGACCAATGGTCTGCAAATATATTCAGCTATCAAGTTAGAGATAATATGTATTATTGTCTTGGAGAATGCTATTGGAGATACTGCATTCCTTACGAAGGCAACGAGCATCTTTTAGGTACAATAAATAGCGTGGAAGGATATGAAGAAAATCAAAAGTAAGACTGTTCAGAACTATGTTATGAACGATATGGTGTGGAAGGTTGATTTACCAAAGTTCTTGAAAGAGATTTCTGAGTGTTCAACAAATACTCCTTATGCTGCATCTTTTCGGATTTTGGCACAGGTACTTAAAGTACTCACCGAAAGGGCTATTGAGATTAATGACCCTGCACTAAACATCATTATGCTCAACCTTGGACTTTATGAAGGAGCGCATGATGAGAAAGTAGATGAGGTGTATGAATCATACCGATTCGCAAAGTTGAAGTATTTGGAAGTAATAAAACATTAGTAGAAAACAATAAGAAAGGGTAGGGCGAAAGCTCTACCCCTTTTTGTTATATAGAACATAATCAATAACCTTTCGGTTGGCTTCATCAATCAGTTGTTGGTCTTTGCGCACATATATAGAGGTTATTCTATGGCTACTCTTGTGCCCAAGGCAGTCAGCGATAACATCCATACTGATACCGATTTCATAAGCAATAGTGGCAAAGGTATGTCTTGCCCAATACGTACTGACTTCGGGAATACCGATGCTATTGCAAATCTTAGATAGCATTTTATTGATTGATACATCGTAATAGCGATAAGAGCTCTTTCTATCGAAAACGCTTAGAAGGTGTTCTTTACCCCTATATTTTTCGATAATTTCGAGGGCTTCTGGTTCTACCTTTATATTATATAATGTACCCGTCTTTGCTCTTCTATAGGTTATTCTTCCGTTTTCAATCTTCACTATCCTAGAGAGGTCAATGAGATTAATGCCCATGAGATAGAAGATAAGGAAGAAAATATCCCTATGCCTAGCACGAAGCGGAGTAAGCTTCGCATCATGCAGCTTTCTTAGTTCTTCGACCGTCAAAGAGCGTTTCTTGGTCTCTTCTATTTTGATAGAATACATATTGAATACGTATTCCTTCAATAGACCTTTCTTTCTTGCGAAGTTTAGAACCGCCCGAATACCCCTTAACCTTACAGCAATGGTATTCTTTGTATTCTTATCCTTTTTCAAGGATTCAACAAATCCATCAAGCCATTCAATATCTATATCCTCCAACCTTAAAGATTCATAGTCGCAATAGTTGCTGATTTTGCTTGCAGTCGTTGTATAGACCAACTTTGTGCCTTCATTATCCTTAGTCGCAAGGAAAGCATCCATCTGAGTTTTGAAAAGATGATTCTTATATTCTTGCTCATCCTCATCATTGGATAGATAGAGCGAAAGCTTCTTGTTTGAGAAGTAGCGCAGTTTGCCTTCTTCTTGCAACTGCACTATCTTATCATTGAGAAGGGAAAGCCTTTTCATCAGCTTCATATTGATTACTCGCTGCTCGGGCAATCCCTTCACCTTTTCATTTTTCGCATCCCATTCATCTTCTTTCAGCTCATAGCCTGTCGGAATATAAATGGCACTATCTTTTCTTGCGACCTTGAATTTGAGTGGAAACTTACCGCTATTCAATCGCCGTCTTTTATCTAGCTTGATTGATACCTTAATCATAAGTTCGTATCTCCTTTTTTATTTGCACGGAATTTGCACGTTTTGGTGTAAAATCCGATACTTATTGTTACTTTCTGAGAATCCCTTATATTCTCTTTTAGTGCAAAATTACTTATTTTTTGCCGTTTTATGTACTATTTTTCGAGTTTTTTAATCAATTAACATGAATTATGCACATATTCTAACAATATGCAGTGTGCTATTTATTCCGTATTGATATTCAAGCGTTT